ATGGTGAAGGGTGTTCGGACGTCAGGCACGTTCGAGACCAAGGCCGCCGCGCTCGCGTGGGAGGCGGAACAGCGCACTGTCGTGACCGGCAAGACCATCGCGACGACGCAGACTTGCCAGGACGCGTTCGATCGGTACGAGCGCGACATCTCATCCAGGAAGAAGGGGCATCGATGGGAAGCGCTTAGACTCGCGGCGGCCGGACGCACCGCGCTGCCAGCATTCGGCGACGCCACACTCGGCTCAATTCGCGTTGTTGATATCGATGCTTCACATATCGCCGCCTACCGTGATGTTCGGCTGAAAACGGTTACCGGCGCAACGGTTGATCGGGAGCTGACACTCCTGTCGCACGTATTCACGATAGCCAGGAAAGAATGGAAGTGGATCAAGGCCAGTCCCACGACCGACGTCAGCAGACCAAAAAGCGCTCCGCCCCGCTTCCGAAGGATCACCCAGGACGAGATTGACCATATAACCGTTGCGCTCGGCTGGCAGAACAAGCCTCCGGTGACGAAGCAGCAGCGTGTGGCCGCCGCCTTTTTATTTGCGATCGAGACTGGCATGCGTGCTGGTGAAATCGTGAAGCTGACGAAATCGCTGGTAACGCCACCGGTGGCGCTGGTGCTGGATGCGAAGAATGGAGAGGACCGGCGAGTGCCAATGTCGGCGCGCGCAGTGGAGATTTGGAAGATGGTGCCGGAGGGGTTTGGTATCACGGCCGCATCGATCGACGCGCTATTCCGTCAGGCGCGTGATGAGCGCACGCTTATCAAGGATCTGCATTTCCATGATACGCGCCATGAGGCGATTACGCGTCTCGCGAAAAAGCTGCATGTCCTTGATTTGGCCCGAATGACCGGCCACAAGGACATACGCAAGTTGATGATTTATTACAACGAGTCGGCCGAGGACATCGCCTCACGACTTTAACTGGTGGCTTTCCGCCCAGGCGATCACGTCACGCGCGCGGTAGAGTGCCTGGGCGCGGCCTGCGACCGGCAATCGGATAGGCTTGGGGAATGACGGTAGCGGGATGATCTCCTTTCGGACGTTGTCCACTGATCGCTTCAGGTATGCCGCAACCAAGCTGGTATCCCACAGGTCGACCGCCACCGGAAGTGCTGGCCGTTGAAGTTTCTCGATTGCTGCAACCAGCTGCTTGATAATTTGGCTTTCGCTCATGTCCATGTGATGTTCCTTTTCGTTTTATCGCGGTACACGCGTAATTGGCCGCGCTATCCGTAGCTGAGCCATGGTTCGTGCGATTTCATCGGGGTTGACCACCAGCTGCGACGGCGGTGGATTTACCGCGGACTCCAGCCGGTCGAACCGGGCGGCGAGCGAGTTGACGGCGGCCAGCACGTCGCCCAGCGTCGGCTCGGTCTGCGCCAGGGAGCGGATGAAGTCGCGCGGCACGGCGGCCAGGTGCGGCAGCGGTCTTTGATCTGAGTGGGACATCACGCGCCGCCTTTCTCGCTCTGCTGCGCGGCGATGGCGGCGATGGCTTCATACATCGGGCGCAATAGGCGGTGCGCAGCGTTACCGGTATCCGTCATCACCTTGAACTCGGCACTCACGTCCGGGCCGGGGAAGTCATGCTCTTTTGCTGCAGCGAGCTTCCCGTTGTACTTGCCGACGGCTTCGATGCGCGCCTTCTCGGCGGTGTGCCATGCGATCACAGCGGCAGGCAGCGCCGCATCGCGCTCGCTGTCCTTGCTGGCGGCGCGCTGGACTAGGCGTTGAAGGTTGGTACGGACTACGCCTGAGTAGTCAATTTTCGTGTACCACTCTTGGCCGCATCCTGCGCAGACGGTTCGTGATTCTTCATCCGGCAGGCTGCTTTCAAGGCAACCGCATTCCGGGCAGTACTCCCAGCGCATGAATCGGCCGAACTTAGAAGCATCTTGGCCCACTGCATCACCCTGCGCGGTGGATGGCTGGGCGGCAATGACTTGGCAAACATCGAAGTGCATTCGCTCCACGGTGTCGCCACGCTGAGCACAGCGATACATCGCGTGGAGTATCTTCGTTTGGAGATCGTCTGGATTGGCGATGTAGCGCGGCCCTGCATCGACTAGCGCTGAGTCTGCTGGCGCGTTCGGCATCACCTCCTGATCGCCATACCTCACCGACTGACCGGTGACGTCGGCCAGCGCCTGCACGCCGCCGGGGACGAAAGCTACTGGCGCGGACTGGCTGGTAGCGAGGATGGCGCGAGCATCAGCGAAGAGTTTGTCCATATCGCATTGCAGGCCGCCATGTGGGCAGGTTCCATCTTCGTCAGCGCAGTCTCGGCACATCGGACGCGGGCGCTTATTAAGAATCTCGCAGCAGTCGATGACCGTATGAAGCAGATGGCGCCGCTCCTCGCTCAGCGCCGGTTGCGCATGCTGCCGCGCCGGCAATTCCGCCACATCCGGCAAGCCCATCTGTTTCTGATAGGCGCGCAGTTCCTTGGCCGCATTCAGCGGGTCACAGCCATTTTCCAGCCAGTGGATTACGCAGGTCAGGTCTGGAAGCGCTGGCGCGGGCTGCTGTGCGGCGGCAGGTGATTTGCTCCAATGATAGTCGCTGTCGCGCTCATCCACGTCGACGCCATCGCGCAGCGCCTGGGCATAGTTGCGGAGCGCATAGCCGCCGCCTTCAGCCATGCGTGCATTGCTCCATTGGAGCGCCAGCCGCGCGGCCCGCTCGCGCTCGGCGACCACGGCCTGCGCGGTGACGGCACGCTGCCAAGTCTCTATGTGTGCTGTCAATTCAGCATGCGTTGCTTGATAGGTATCGGCAACTGCCGCCGCATACTTGCCAAGCAGGACGTTGAATTCCGGTGAATCCACCGTCACTGCCGGCGCGCCACCAAGGCCTACCAGAGCCACCGACTGGCCGCCAGCCTCCAGCACCGCCGTGTCGGCCGGCAGGGTGTCGTCGATAACGATATTCAGGTCGAGGCGCGGCGCCGGCGCCTCTTTGCGCAGCGCGGCCAGCACCGCGTCAGCCAGCCGGTCGATCTCGCGGCTATCGCACCAGTCCGGCTGCTCGGCACCAGCGGCGATTTCGTCGGAGATGGCTTGGCCGATCAGGTCGCGCAGGTTGTCGTGCAGCGGCTCGTTTTCGTTGTTGTCGCTCATTCTGGTTCCTTGATAAAAGTGATTTCGGCGGGCTTCACCGGCTCGGCGCGGCCTTCCAGGTAGACGACAGCCTCGGCTTCGCCCTTGTGCCAGTGCAGGCCGGCGATGAACTGCTTCGCGCCTTGGTAGAGCACTTGGCGGCATTCCTGCCGGCAGCGCAGCAGCAGGCGTTCGTGCTTCTCCGCCAGGTCGCGCGCCGTCGGCTCCGGGGTGGTCGGCTGCTTGTTGCGGGCGATCACTCAACACACCACGAGATCAGCACCACCACTGCGACCATGGCGCCGACAACGATGATCCGGCGCCAGAACTGAGCGCGGGTGTTGTGGTCCTTTTCATTGTTTGGTGCGTCGTTCAAATTCATGATCTTCCTTTCTTCTTTTTGAGGTAGGGGCGGTCGCTGCCGAAAGCTGGTTTGTTACGTGGCGGCTCGGGCAAAGCCGGCATGACCGACACCTCGCGCGCCGCCAGTTCGATCACAATTTGCGACAGCCCGGGCCCGGTGCCGACAACCCGGAATTTGTCGCCAACGATCTGGATCGTTTGGCCAGCCTTCAGCCCGGACACCTGCCCGGTCATGATGGTTGCCTGCTGCGCGGTGGCCGCGCGGTATGCGGTGACCCTGCCCGCAAGACGGCCGCCGAGTATGAGGACACCTTTCATGCCACCTCCGCCGGCGGCTCAACGCCGCGCCATGCGTAGTAGGCCGGCAAGTCGGTTCGATTCACGCGGAATCCATCGCCGAATACAAACGTCGCGCCGTACTCACCACCCGGGAATTTGAAATACACCAGCGACTGGGCGTGACCGCGCTTGTCGGGCCCAGACACCAGTGGCCCGCTCACATGCGCACCGGTGATTTGGCACTCTGGATATTCGGTCGCGAAGTATTCGATCAGCGCTACCTCCGCCGCCTTGTGCGCGCGGCGTTCGACGAATTCCGTCATCACGCAGCGCTGGCTGCAGTAGACGGACCGGCCGCTGGTGGTGATCCCGAGGTGTTCGTGGTCCTCGCCTTCGTCCTCAGCTTCCTGCCACATGTCCTCGCTGACCTTCCGGCTGCACTGCTGACACTCGAACCACCAGCCGTGATCGATCAGCACCGCGTGCGGCACCGGGCCGGGCGCGTAGGCGTCGAACTGCGGCTTGCGCTTGCAGTGCTCCACTTCTCCGAAGCCGCAATCCAGCTCATTGGCGCCTTCGCGCCGCGCCGCCGCACCATTGTTGGCGAAAACGATCACGCAGTGACCTTCGTTCGGCTCCCGCACTTCATAGGCTTTCAGTCCGAGTTGGAGATCAGTCACAGCTGCCTCCCTCGGTATCTTCGGATTTGCCGTCGAAAATCGGCAGCCCGGTTTTTCCTGCTACCTCGGCCTTCGCCTTGGCTTGCGCCTGGTCCAGGTGCGCATCACTGCAGAAGCCTCGCCCCATCCAAAGGATGTTCGACGGCCGGCCGCAGAAGCAGGTCGGGAACTGATCGGACTTGTTGGCGCTGTACCACGCCCGCGCCTCCTTCGCCCACGGCTCATCTTCCCCTGGCACTCCCACGCCCATCAGGCTGCCTTCCACCCACGTCATCGCAGCTTCGGCGCCAGCGCCGTGCTGCCATTCAATCCACGCGGCCTGATTGCCGACCAGCAGGTCGTTCATGATCTTGGCGACGGTCTCGGTGTGGCGCTCCAGCGCGGCGATGCGTTGATCGCGCTCGGCCACCAACTGCTCGGCGCTGGCCAGGCTGGCTTTTACCGCGGCAAGTTCGGTTTCGGTGTTTGCGGTCATGCTGCAGTCCTTTTCTTTGTAGTTGTGCCGGTATGGCTGAACATCGCGTGATAGGATCGGATCGCGGCGCTTCGGTCGCGGATGCCGGACTCGTGCTGGCGCAGCCGTTGGTGGTAGCGGCTGCGGCCGTAGGCGCCGAGTGATATGTGGTTCGGCCAAACGATGTAGCCGAGGAATGGCACGCCGGCGGCCACCGGTGCCAAGCGGATTTTCTTGGGATGCAGGGTCAGCCCGTCGCCGGCCAGCTTTTCGACGATGGCGGTGCTCAACTCCAGCAACTGCGCGCGGGAGGATGCAAGGATGACGATGTCGTCGACGTAGCGGACGTATGCTTTCACGCGCAGGTCTTGCTTGATCCAGTGGTCGAAGTCCGACAGGAAGACGTTCGCGAACAGCTGACTAGACAAATTGCCAATCGGCATTCCCTTATCCCGTGTCCGGCGGTACAGGCCATCAGCCGGAAATAGGGCATCGAACTGGTCGTCGGTGCGGAACGAGTCGATCAGGCCGACGATCAGGGCGCGCACGTCCTGGTCGCCGATGTAGCGCAGCGCTCGCGCCTTCAGCAGGGAGTGATTCACCGAATAAAAGTACTTGGAGATATCTACCTGCAGCGCCCAACTGTTCGCCGGCGAGCGTGCGAACTGCGCCAAGCGGTCGACCGCAGCATGCGTTCCGCGATTCGGCAGGTTGCCAAAGGTGTCGTGGATGAACCTTGGCTGCCAGATCGGCAGCAGGTACTGGTACAGCATCCAATGGACGATGCGATCCTTCATTGGTGCATCGACCACGTGGCGGAATTTTTTCTCGCGCACGGTGAATGTTTTGTACGGCCCGAAGGTGTATTCGCGGGCGCGCAGCCGGCGTTGGATCTCAACCAGGTGCCGGAGCGCGTCGTCGCCAAAGCGCTGCACGCGGAGGCTGGCTGACTTGCTGCGCTTCGCCTGGCGCCAGCACGCATAGAGGTTGGGCAATGACGTCAGTTCGGCGAACTTCGCCGGCGCCGTGCCGCGTTCCGCTGCGGCACTCGTGAGCACCGCAGCGGTCTTCGGTTTGGCAGATTGCCGCGCTTTCGGGATGATTATCCCAGGAGAGTCTCGACCAAGAATTGACCTTCCGTCGGCTAGCAGCCGAACGTCTAGGTATGAAATTTTTGGGTCAGCGGAGGCCCACGTTGTCGTTGGCGTTGTCCGGCCAGTCGTTGTCGAGATTGAACACGCCGGCGTTGTCCTCGGAGTTCCAGTAGCCGCCCCGGATGAGGGCATTGCCAGCCCCTTCAGAGACTCCCCTTTGTCGAGATGGTTCATGCTTTTGCCTTCATGGAGCGCATGATGCCTCCGGTCAGACGCCCAAGCTCGACGGCTAAGCCAACTCGATGCTCAAACGCAAATTTGAGTTGGCTAAGCCCTGCGGCCTGAGTGAGGTAATGTTTCAGCAAATCAATGTCGGCCGAAATCGAGGTCAGAACTATCGGTTTGTTTGCGGCTTCGCCGAAGGCGTAGATCGCACGCATGATTCGCCCCATGCAGGCGCGCAGGTTTTCCCCGTACGTGGTGCGCAGGTCGCGGGGCATCTTGATAATGTCCGCCAGAAGGGCGTCGTCCAGCGCTTGCGCGTGAGACTTCAGTTTGAAGCCTGAGCTGTCGGGATTCGCAAGGATCTGCTTCGCGGCAGCCTGGCTCAGTTGCCCGCGAGTCCGCAGATCGTCGATCACCTGGTGAACGATATCGGCGCTGACGCTGGCCATCAGATTCGAGGTGCCGGCGTTTTGTTCGGAAACGTAGATTTTCTGATCCTCGCCCCGGGCGCCAAGCGCCACCACATAAGGCATGCCGAATTCCTGCACCATAGGCCAAAGGCGCTTCTGGAAATTCTTGATCGGGAAGCCGACACGAATATGCGGCTGGTCCGTCGTGCCAACCAACTGCAGTTTGTAGCTCTTGAGCGTTGCCAGCACGTGCGCGGTGCGATCGAAGCCGTGCAGGAAGCCGCCAGCCTGGATCAGGATGAGGTGATCGCGATATTGCTGCTCCAGTTTCGCGGCTTGGACGGCACCAGCGTCTGCTGCGCCCAGCCCGATGTCGACCCCGCGCATTGCGCGAATCGCAAATTGGTCCCGCTCGGCTGCCGTCGGGTTTTGTGACTTGTACTCTTGCATCATCGTTCTCGTTTCAGTTGAGGGGGGGGTACCGACCACCGCTGCGCAGTGATCGGAAACCAGTGACCAGTGACCAGAGTCCTATTCGGGCTTGGTGCAGCGGAGGCCCACGTAGGCGACGGCGTAGTCCGGCCAGCCGAGGTCGAGACGGAACACGCCGGCGCAGTCCCCGGAGTCCCAGCAGCCGCCCCGGAGGAGGGCATCGCCAGCCCAGTCACTGCCAACACGTGGTTGCCAGCCGGCGCCCTTGGTCATGGACGGTGCGACCGCACTGGTGATCGATGGCGAGTCGGCGGTGAAGGCGGAGGTCACCAGACCTTGCTCGTCGCCCTGTACGTCGTCGAAGATCCAGGTGAATGCGTTGCCGGATGCGTCGCAAATGCGCTCGCCGTTCGACAGGGTGAACCAACGGTCCTCGTCGGCATCCGATGACACGTAGGTGCCGGCCAGAGCCGATTCGACGGACCATTTCCGCAGACCTTGTTTCAGCTTTCCTTCGCCGACCACGCCGCTGGTCCAGTTGGCGGCCACGCTGGCGATATCCAATGCCAGCGACAGGTATTGCGATTCGGTGATCAGCGCCAGGCCGGCGGCCTTGCTGGCGGTTACGGCGTCGTGGTAGTTGATCTCGACCAGCGGCGCGCGATCAGCTACGGCCATCAACTCGCCCGCATCGTTGCGCGAGGTCAGGTACTGGCCCACAAGGAACGACGGCACGATTCGGCCACCCGGCAGGGTGCGCTCCGGCACACGTACGAAGATCGATTCCGTCGCCTGAATGGCGGTGGCTTCTGTTGCGGTGATTGCGTTCATGAGACTCCTTTAGTTGTTAAAGTTGTACTTCTTGGTGGTGAAATTTCAGTGTTGTGGCGCACCGTGGTATGCCATCAGCTGGTGATAGCGGTCCATGAAATAGCTGTACGCTTCGACCGGTTGCATTGGCACGATCACCTGCGCCAGCGGCTCGACGCCCGGCCATTCCTGATAGTGATGCGGTGGCATCAGGTCGCGCTTCTCCGTCGCCAGCAAGATCAGATCGGCAGCTTTGATCGCCGGGTCCAGCGGCAGGGTGATGCCGAAGCGCCCGAGGATCGCGGCCTCAATGGCCTGCTCCAGCACCTGGTAGTCCGGCAGCAACCGCTTGAGCGGCTTCGGCAAGTCCTTCATCACTGCTTCGGAGCAGTCGTGCAGCAGGCCGACCATGGCCAGCTCTGGCGGGACGATCAAGCTGACCAGCACCGAGTGCTGAGCCACGCTGTAGAAGCTAAGCGTCTGGCCGTTGAATCGCGCCTCGTTGGCCAGGCCGCTTGCGATGTCCTCGATGGTGATAATCGAGGTCTCCGGCGACAGGAAATTGAAGAAGTTCCCGGAGCGCAGCAAGATGTCGGGGCGGTGGGCGCTCATGCTGCACCGCCTTGCGCCAGCAGCGCACGGTCACCGTTCGACGCCGCTGCACTGACCACGCCGGCGGCCTCCATCGCATTCATCAGATGGGCTGCGCGGTTGTAGCCGATGCGCAGGTGGCGCTGGAGCAGCGATACAGACGCGCGCCGATTGGTGCGCACCACGGTCACTGCCTGCTGGTAAAGCGGATCGCTGGCGGTGCCGTCGCCGGGCGGAACTTCGCCGGCCGCGCCGACCACGCGCTGCGCGCGCACCGGCTCGTCGCCCTTAGCAGGTGATGCAGGTGATGCAGGTGCGGCAGCGTCAGCTTCCGCCGGCGTGCCGTCCGCGCGCGCCTCGCCGCCCAGCGCCTCCACCAGATCACCCAGCAGCTTGGCCAGCTCGCCGGTCATCAGCATGAAGTCGCCGTCGAAGCGCTCGCCGTCGTTGCGGCTGGTGACTTCCTTCTCTGTCAGAACGTCCAGCGGCTTGACCGACTTGACGGCCAGGCTCTCGTCCAGCACGAAGCTGATCTTGCTATCCCAGGTCATGGCCAGCCGCGTGCACTGCTTGCCGTTCTCGATGTGACGGCGCACGTCGGCCGGGTCCAGCGTGTGCTTCTTGTAGGCCACCTGGGCTTTACTCTCGCCGGTGGCGCGCAGCGTGGCGTCCTGGTCGACTGTGAAGCCGGCCGGTGCTTCGTCGGTTTGCAGCCATTCGGTCATCACGCCCACCGGCGAGCGCTGCACGCGCAGGCTTTCCAGCGGCATGCGGTCGACCGCCTTCAGCAGCAGCTTGATGACTTCATCGGCCTTGGCAGGGGAAGCGGCATCCACTACTAGCCAGCCGTTGACCGGGTCGATCCACGTCCAGGTGTTCGATTCGATCGTGAATGCTCGCGGCAGCAGCTCGTCGGTGACGCGCTCCTTCAATTCCTTCATCGCCTTCTTGCCGGGCGCGAAGCCTTGCTGCTCTTCCAGTTCGGCGGCGCGCGCCTTCGTCACCTGGTTGATGACGGTGGCCGGCAGCAGCTTCTTTTCGCCGCGCAGGCGGATCAGCATCTGCTTGTTGACGGTGTGCACCAGGCCTCCATCCTTGCGCGGCGCGTCCCAGCCCTGGCGGATCAGCTCGTTGCTGCTGGCCGGCGCGAACGTGTAGCTGGCCAGCTGTTTGGCCAGGTGCTCGGCGGTCATGGTGAATCCCGGAATGCGATAAATTTGAAGGTTTTTGAAGAACATGCTCATTTCCCTAACTTTTCGAATGCGGCTTCAACGCCGTGTTTTTGGATTTGTCGGTTCAGGCGCTCTGCTGTAACGCCGAGCTGATCGGCCCAATCTTTGCGGCACATGGTTTTTCCTCTGTGGGTAATTTGATGATTGCTGCGCCGGTTTCGGCATTGCTCCGCGTTCGTCGCCCACTTACAGTTGTCCGGCCCATAACCTTTGCTGTTGTCGATTCTTTCCAGTGACATGCCAGCCGGACGCTCACCCATGTCAGCCAGGAACACTTCGAAAGAGTCCCATTCTTTGCATACCGTAATGCCGCGAGCTCCATATCCGGCATAACCCGAAGAGCCCGGCTTGCCGCAGCGCGCCCGCATTGTTTTCCAGATGACATGCGTACTAGTGCCCGACATGCCATGAGTTGCACGCTCACGCGCCTTGTCTGCTGCATGACAGCCGCAGGACTTCACTTGACCGGATTTCAAATGACTACCCCTAACAAAGGTCGTTTGCCCGCAATCACATTTGCATGTCCAAACGATTTTCCCGGAGGTGCTTCTTGCCATCTCGCCGACTGCAAGTCGGCCGAATCGTTGGCCCTCGAGTTTGTCGGCAATCATTGCGGCCCTCGTATTGGTGGTTCGTGAAACTCGACGCCCATCTGGCCGCCGAATGCGTGTATCTGTTCCATGTACTGGGCGAAGCCCTTGACCGTTAGGTCGGTGGTGCTACCTACCAGCACCGCCTGGCCGCCCGGGTCGAAGTCCCACTTCCTGTACTGCTCGTCCTTGCACAGATCCGGGTCGAATTCATCTGGCAGGAACTGCTGCTTGAAGTACTCGTGCCACACCTCGGCGCTGTACTGCCGCCTGTCGCTCCACACCTGCTCCGAGATGTCTTTCAGCGGGCCCGCCCACATGCGGGCGTTCTGATCCAGCTTCCGCACCTTTACTTCTTCGCGTACCAACACTTCCAGCGGACGCTCGGCGTCCAGCGGCACGTTGCGGAGCAGGGCGATGGCGCGGTCGACCTGCTCCTGGCCGCGCAGCAGCAACTTGCGCTGCTCGAACTTCGGGCGGGTCAAGGCGGCGTCTCCACCGCCAGCGCTGCTACCTTGGTGGTTACCGTCTGCGAATTCAACGCGATCACCTTGTTCGGGGCGCGATCCCAGCCAGCCACCTCGTCGGCAGTGAATTTTCCGGCCTGCGAAAGGTCGCTCGTATAGCCGCACGCGCCCACGCGGTGATAGAGTTCGTGGCCGGTGTGGTAGATCGCGAACAGCGCCGGATTGCCTGGAAACAGGATGTCGCGCAGAGCGCCGGCGCGCTCGAAGTTCAATGCCTTGATCGCCTTAGCCATTTCACCTTCCAAGCGGCTGCGGCGCTGTCGAGCATTCCGCTTAACCCTTGGATCGCCCGGGCACTCGCTGTACAGCTCCTTGTGGTACGCCCACTCAATTCCATGCGTCCCAGTTACCACCATCCAGCGGCCATTCAAGCTGTAATACGCGGAGCCGTACACCACCCGCCCGGCACTTGTGATCGCATAGACCTTGGAGCCGTCTTCGATGGCGACGCCGTCACCGGTGAAGCCATCCTCTGGGCTGTTAAAGGAAGCACGGCCGAGGCGCTCCACGTAATGACCGGAGGTGCGTTGGCTATGCTTCGCATATTCCAGCGCAGTGGCGCCATCAATCCCTAGCTTTGGACTGGATGGTTTAAACGTGTAGCCGCTCAGGACATTGAGAAGGTAAGTGCGAATCCGACGCCGTGCCCGCTCCATTTCGAGCCACATCACGTATGGCATATGTTTTTCTTTATCGTGTTGGTAACGGCCGCCGTTATCAGGTCGGTCTGGGGCATTCACGTTTTGGAAGAAATCCAGTTGAATGCACCGCCCCGAAATATTTAGATCTGCGTGCAGATCACCCTTCTGGCAAAGCCGTTTCGACTCAGCGGACCAGCGGGCCACATTGCCGCCGTAGTGCTTGACGTCGTGCTCGCACACCTCGGGCATCGCGCAGATCCAGCCAAGGCGATTGAGCGTCTGGACAATGCGTGCGAACACTTCGCGCTTGAATGCGCGGCACCAACGCTTTTCCTCCGGGTAGCCGCCAGCTGCCCGCGCGGCCGATATGCCTTCCTCGTAAATGTTGAGGCTGGCGTCGCCGAAGGTGATGGTTCCGGCGCGGTCAATGCGCCCGATTGTCATGCTCATGCCGCGCCGCCCAGGTCGACCACGCTGATGACGATGCCACGGCAGTACACGATGCCGTCTTCCATGATGTCGAAGGTGGCGTGCGGTACAGTCGTGCGGTAGATGGGGCCGACATCGGCGCCGCCGTCTAGCAGTTCCACCGACACATTGGCGATAACTACGGTGCTCTCGCCAAGCTGCCTGAAATAATCGGGGATGGCGCCGCGCAACTTCAACGGGTAACCGCCAGCGCCGAAGATCACCACCAGGCCCGCCGCCTTGGCATGCGCCCGCTCCTCGGCCGTGAGGTCGAACGGAGTTGAGCGGCCGTTCAGCGCCACGGCCAGCAGTTCCTTGGTCAGCGCCGGCGCGGCGACCGATTCGGCCGGCGTATTGACGACCGGCTGCGGCGCAGTGTGGTTGAACTGCGTCTGGTCGACCTTCGTGTAAGGGAACTGAGCGTCAAATTTCTTGATGCGCTGGATGAAGAAGGAGCCCTGAGAATCGGCGCCCAGGAATTCAGCGAACATCTCGGCGCTGACGTTTTGGTAGTGATAGATGTCGCTTTCGCCGGTCTTCTTCTTCGGGTGGAACTTGATCGCCAGCAGGCTCAGCTCCGGCACATGGCCGATGGCCGCGAACTGGCTGGATTCGACCTGCTGCATGACGATGGTAGGGGTGGCGCTCATGGGTTTCTCCGTGGTTGGTGGTTAAGCTGCAGCGCGCAGTTCGGCGCGCAGGGTTGCGATATCGATGATGACGAGGCGGTCGAGCAGGGCGGCCAGCTGCATGCCGGCGGAGCTGGCCAGCGAGTTCAGGAAGTCGATGTCCTGCCGCACTTCGCGGTCGGCCACGTCGAACAGGCCGGCCGTGGTGCCGGTGGCGGCCGGCGCCGGCGTGCTGGCCAGCGGCGCGTCACGGTAGAAGCTGGCAGTGCGCTGCACATCGGCGGCGCCGCTGGCTGGCGGGGTGGTGGTGCGCGCGGCGGCTGCCAAGGCTTGAGCTTGGGCAACTGCGGCGGCGGCCGTGGTCGGGCGAGCCTGGGTAGCAACGGCGGCCTGCTGGGCACGCTGCTCGGCGGCCACGCGGTCACGTTCGGCCTGCGCGGCCGCAGCCTGGCGATCAGCATCAGCCTTGCGCTCGGCGGCCAGCTTCTCAGCGGCGGCAGCTTCGGCCTTGGCCTTTTCCTCGGCGGCGATCCGGGCGCGCAGCGCTTCCTGCTTGACCTCTTCGGCGCGGATGTGGTCGGCGATGCGGGTGCGCACCACCAGCTGGAAATCATCAATAGCTTTCCACGACAACTGTTGCAAGTCGCGGAACAAACCGGCATGGTCGCCGACGTTTGCGTTGTACCAGGCCAGCTTGGCGCGAAGATCGGCGGCTGCTTGACTCGCGGCGATTTTGGCGTTCGCCAGCGTGGTGTTGGCGGCGTCGTGAAGGCTGGCCAGCGTGCGCTTGTTCTTCATGGCGCCGGCGAAGTCGGGTGCGGGCAGTGAAATTTTCAGCGGCGCAATTTCTTCTTCAAGCGCCACAACATGATCCTGATAGGCATAGCGGCCTTCGTTCAGAATGGTTTCCTTGATCTGCTCTTTGCGCACCTTGACCAGCTTTTCCAGTTCCAGGCGCTTGGCGCGGAACTGCGCCTTGATGTGGTCGACCGTGCGCATCACCTCGTCGATGGTCGAGGTCTGCGCCAGCGCGGCGGCCTTGGCCAGCTCCAGCTTTTGCTCGGCCTCGCCGCAGAACTTGACGTTGTACTCGGCGTCGGCGAAGTCCTGATCATCCTGCAGGTCGGTCTTGATCGTCGCGAGGAACTTCTCGGCGGCCTTCTGGTAGGCCATCAGGTTGCTGCTGACTACTTTGCCTTCGGTCTGCACGACCAGCGCGGGCAGGGCGGTGGCCGGCGCGGCCTCGGGCTTCACGGCGTGGTTGACCTGTGTGTAGCTGGCTACATCCGCGTCGAACTGCTCCCAGCCGGCGACGATGCGTGCGAACCAGCTGGTATCTGGATACACCCAGGTCCACACCCTATTCGCCTCGGTGCCATCGGACACCATGAACATCCACTTCTCGGCGCCGGTGACCATCAGCTCCTGCTGGACCTGCGGCATGTGAGTGTCGGGCACTTCGCCGGCCGCAACGGCGGCGGCCAGCTGCTCGTTCCACTGCTTGTGCTCCCAGCCCAGCGAGTCGCAGATGGTCAGGCCGTCGCACGACGCGCTGATGCGGCCGAGCGAGCAGGTAACAGGGTAGAGCGAATCGTTGATGACCTTCTCGGCAAGCGGGCGCGCCAGCGCTTCGACTTCGTGGCCGTGGTCCAGGATCTTTTCCTGCACCCAGTCGCTGAATTCTTTCGCCAAACCGGTTGCCTTCATGCGCACCAGTTCGTCGCGAGTGACTTTGTCGGACAGGCCCAGCATGGCAGCCGCTTCACTGGCGCCGTTGTGCTGCGAGCGGAAGGTGTGCCATTCGTCGCTACCTTGGGCGAGCTGGTGCACTACGTGATGAATGTTAGGATCGCGTTGCATAATTATTCCTTGTCAGCGTTACTTGCCTCGGCCGCCTTTGGCGCCCAGGACAGGATGGTTTTCTTTTGCGCTTCGGTGAAGGTGGCGCGAGTGCTCAGCATTGCGAGCAGCTGCTCCGGCGTTTTCTTACCGGACTCGACCGTCTTTTTCCACTTCGGCGATTCAGCGTTGAACAGGTCGTCGCTGCATGGTGGCGGCCCTTCAGGGGCTGCCGATTGCGTGGCGGCTGGCTCGTAGTGTTCGTACGGGCGGAGCTCTTCGGGTAGGTCTTCGATGTCCTGACTGAACATGTCCGAAGCGCCGGTGACCGTCAGCGTCATTGCCACGTGTGCGCGCTTCGACGCCATCTTCAAAACCGTATTTGCCTGATCGGCGGCTTCGGTGCGAACTTGGGGATTTTTGTAGATCGCGCCGCGCTCACCCTTTGCGAACTTGATGCGTCGCATCGTTTCAGGCGTGACATCGAACTCTTCGGTGCAAATAGCCTTTCGCCATTTATATTTTTCTTCTGCCGACGAGCACTCGCCCACACCTTCGCCCAGAACGATGCCGGTGGTCTGATGCGTACCCACGCAGGTGACGCGGCACCGGGCGATGCCGTCTTCACCCAGGTCATCGACGCGGTAGGACGGGGCGATGCGGAAAGCCACGCACAGCACCTCGGCGCCAGCCTTGTACAGCGTCGGCTTCGGTGTGCCTGGGATTTTTCCGTAATGGACGCCTTCCTTCATGACGGCGCGCATCACCTCCTGCACCAGGTTGACACGTTCGCGAATCTCGGCGGCCGAGTAGCGGTGCACCTCTGCGGCCGTGAGGCCGGCCACCTCGCGCGGTGGCAGTTCAACTACAGCGTTCATTTCGTTCTCCGGTTCAACTTCGTTAAAGCTGCATTCAGCAGGGCAAGACGTAATGCGTGTTGTGGGCGGTGGCCGGCGCGCAGGTTGCGTAGCGTGTCGGCCGCCAGGTGGGCGAGGGCGGCTTTCACTGATCCGCCTTGCAGGCGCTCGCCGCCTGCTCGCGTTCGGCAGCTTCCGCGTCAGCCCACTGCATAAAGGCGTAGCCGGCAAGGATGATCATTGCCAGCGCGGCGATGGTCAGCGCTTCACGCAGTCTCTTCACAGCCGCCTCCTTCACGCGCCGCGCGCCGTGTTTCCAGCCAGTCGCGTTTAATTTGGATCAGCACACGCACCTCGATTTGGCGTTGGCGGCTCGGCACGCCCAAGCCTTCCAGTGCGATCTCGTAGTAGCGAAACTCGTGCGGCTCCAGCCGCGCAGCGTTGTTGCGCATGATCGTCAGCAGGTTTTGCAGAGCCCGCTCCGCCGGCGTGGCCTGCGCGGCGGCCAGCAGCATGTCCAGCAGCGGGCGGTCAGCGGCGCTCATTGCGCACCATCGAGGTGATAGGCGCCGAAGGCATCCTCGTGCTGTGCGGCTTCGAGCAAGGTCGAGAACTTCTCTTCGCGGCGGGCCTTGCGCTTCATGTAGGCGTCTTTGAATGGCTGGTCACCGATGCGATCCAGAATCTCCAGGTGCTGGGCGTGGCGCTGATTCGCCGTCATGCCCAGCGCCACCATGGCCACCTCGTTGATGTTTTGCACGCGGCGGGTGTAAGTGCGCGAGGTGGCGCACAGGCGCATGATGTCCGCCAGGGCATCGCGGTGATCGCTCATGGCCGCACCATCACCGTCACGCCGATGGCGCCGTTGTCGTACGCGGCATCGGCCAGCGCGCCGGCTGCGCCGATTGCGGTGTAGCTGCGCGCACCGGCGGCAGTGCGCTCGGTCACGGTGTAGGTCAGGCCGAACTCGCGCGCGGCCAGCTGCGGCGCCACGCTGTTGCGGCTGCGGCCAGCGATCTGGTAGCGGCTGATGTGGCTGCCGGCCGGCGCCTGCTCTGGCGCGTCCAGGTTGCCGCTGTTCAGCACGTCTTCGAATCCGCTGTCCTGATAGTCGAAATGCAGCAGGCCCGAGACAGCGAGGCGCGAGGCTTTGCCGGCGGTGATGTGGGTGACGGCGCTCACTTGGCACGCTCCGCGAGCATGGCGTCGGCGATGCTGTATGCGGCGTGCGCGAGGACGCCTTGGACGTTGTCTTGCAGCTTGTTGTTGGCTGCACAGATATCGCCTGCGGTCGACCCGCCACGACCTTCCGAAGGTTCGTTGATCAATCCGGTCAGCGCCTGCGCGGCGAAGTAGTCGCGCAAAGTCATCCCAGTTTCGGTCAGATCTTTGCGATGCTGTGCGCTTTGTGCGCGGCCCGGGTCTGGAAATGCGGCGCCGCCAGTTTCTTTGCTCATCGTGCTCTCCGTGTTGACTTCGTTGTTGGACTGGCCTTTCACCAGCTGGTCAGCTCTTACCGCGCCGATTGCGGACCTGTGCGCCGTGGGCGGTGATCTGCCCCAGGTTGGCGTGTGGTGGACTTCTTCGCTTCACCACAGAGCAAAGGGCTGGGCGCTACTCCAGCTATCGGTTGGCTATGTCGCGGTAGCACGACCCGAAACCGAATACCTTCTCCGCGAACTGATCCCAACGCGGTGAGGGGAATTTCTGCTTTCAATTCCGCCCTTGCTCTGTGGCTCCTGCGCGCTTACCCGGCGCAGGTTAGGGTGGCAATACATCGGTTCCGTGCGCTTCCCACGATTTCGCGGCCGCGTACTTTCTTGATCCATCACACGGATTACGGTCACCACAAGTGATCCGGTTGCGTGGCCCACGTATTCGGGCAACACCGGCAGGTCGGTGCAGTAAGCCAGCCCATCTGCAGATAGGCCGTCCGCCCTTATTGCAGCCGGATCACTTGTGGTTCCCGCGCTTCACCGGCGCGGGAAGGTGCTACTCAACTACGCGGTGATTACTGCTTGCGGCTGAAGTTGCTGATGTTCAGTTGCAGGGAGCAGCCGTCGCCGATGTTGGTCTGGGCGCCGTTGTGCCAGGTGATTTGCGATTCGCCGTTGGCGCACGCCGTGCGGCTGATTGCATCGGTGTTCCACCAGCGGTAGCCGCCGTTGTAGGTCGAGCGAACGTACAGCGCGAATGCTGGAGCGTTGAAGAAGGCCGAATTGTTCAGGAAGTGACCGGCGGTCGCGCTGCCGTTGGCATCGACCACGCTCCAGTTGCCGCCGACCAGATCGACAGCGCGAGCGTGGGTGATGTCGATGGTCTGGTTGGGGCCGAAGTACACCTGGTTCTGAACGTATTGGCCGACAGCTGCGGGGATCGACTGCGCGTTGACGTTGCCGCCACCGCATGCCGCCAGCATCACCGCAGCAGCCAGCATGGCTGATTTGAGGAAGCCTTTCATGATGTTGCCTTTCATGGTTTGTTGATGATCGGGAGGATTCCCTCTCACTGCCGAAACCACCTCTAGGGTGGTCTCGGGGAATTTGTGTGCGAGTTCGGCCTCAGCCGATTGCAGCGCGGTCCCACGCGGCGCGGTCGGCGCGATCCTCTGCGCGGCTGGCTTGCTTGGCGCGGACTGCGGCGCGGTCCACGGCCCAGCCCATCTGCTTCATCTGCGCTGGCGACACGAGTTCCGAAATGTCGTCTCGCGTGCCGGTCAGCGAGACCGCCTCCACGCTGCAGCCCTCGTCCTCGTCGGCATAGCCGTGCAGATCCAAGATCAGGTTGCCGTGCAGGTACCGGGTCGCCAAGCGGCTCAAGTTGTCCGGGACTTGCGGCTGCTCCGGCTGCGGGTTGCTCGGGAGCGTGGCACGGGCGGCCAGGATTGCAATGGATACAGGTGCGTTCATGGTGATCAGCCCAGAGTTGCCGGCGCGGCCGGCTGGTTGAGGTCGAAGCTTGGCGCCACGTCGCCGGCGGCAGCAGCCGCATCAGCGAGGGCTTTCAGTTCGGCTTTGGACATGGTGGCCTCCGAATTAACAGTCGACCGTGCGGCCTTGGGCGATGGTCGTGCCCGAGCGCATGATGAACGCGTGGCACTTCAGAGCTGGGTTCCAACGACGGAACGATGCAGCGCGGTCCTTGATGAAATTGCGGACCTCATCCAGCGTGGCGAAGGCGTCGCTGTAGCAGCCGTCGTTTGGGTTTTCGGTTTTAACGTTGACTAGGTAGGTAGCCATTTCGCTCTCCATCGTGTTTGGTGTGTCGATGGAGTCATTAAACCATAGGTTGAATTTAAACGTCAACCCAAGGTTGAATATATTTTCGGTTGAATCGAAATTTTTTTGATTTGTTGGGCTTTTGCCGCTTGGAGCCGCCGGCGTATGGACTTCGGAGTGGGGATGCTGCCTGACAGGCAGTGTTTGGGAAAGAGTGGCCGAAAATGGAGTGGCGCCGGCCGGGTCTATCGAAGGCGATGCTGGTGGTGATACTCTTGCGATTCAGCCGTAGTGGGCGCGATGGGTGCGGCGCCAGTGGCACTTCAGGGAAGTTTCGTTTCGCGCAGGAATAGCACCGTTAATCCAACCATATAGGGATCGGACATGAACGATCGAGTTTCACAAGAATTGCTGGCGGCTGCTGCAGCCCAAGCTGCAACTCAGGCTATCGCCGACGCCGCCGATGTGATTGACTTCGAGAGACTCATTACAATTGAGGATCACAAATTGGTCGCGGACTCGCTCGGCGTGGCCAAGGCATTCAAGAAGGCCCACAAATACATCTTGCGGCAGATTGATCAGATGCGGGACAGTAAGCAGCCAGAGATCGCAAATCATTGGCGGCTCAATTTTGAGCCGCGAATCCGAACCTACAAAACGGGCAAGGGGCAGACCCGGCAGTCGCGCATGTACCTGATGACCAAAGACGGCCTCAGTGAGTTGGCTATGAGCTTCACTGGTGATCGGGCCCGCCTTGTGCGAATTCGATTCATCGCCGCTTTCAATGCTATGGCGGATCAACTGCAAAATCAGGGGAATAACTTGGTGAGGCAGTTCTTTGCAACAGAAGTGCAGTACACCAACGAGAAGTCGAAGGTGAGCGCCAGTGCTAGAAACATGCGCCTTTGGCAAAAAAAGAAGCCGGAACTGACTGGCACAATGGATCGACTGCGCGCGGACATCCAACTAAAGCTGGGTCTCGAAGTACCAGGCCAACTGGATAAGCGATAGGTGTTAAAAAGCCCCGACTGGCGGGGCTTTCTATAAAGCGCACTATTCGAGCGACTCAGGTGCGATCTTCTTAGTCGTGCGGAAAATCATGATTGGCGTGATGCCGTACCGATCTACAGGTCGCCCGAGTCCCTCTCGGACGCCGTTCAACATCGTGCCCATCGCAATTTCGATTGGACTTAATTGATGGTAGTTTTGAGCGTCCGAGCCGAAATAGAGGCCATCAGGCAGCGCGTCGAGAATGCCTAACGTATGCCACTCCCCCTGCAGTGCACTTCCGTGCTTAAACGTTAAGTCGTCGGCGCTGGCAAGCAGACACTCGGGCTTCAGTGTGAACCATGCGGCATCGGAGTCAGTGAACAAGGTCCCTTGTAACGAATGGGGGAGCTTGGCGATCATCTTCGCTAGCGCCTCAAATTCCTTCTTTTTTTGCACAGCGACTCTTTGGCGCTCTTTGATGTTCTGTATGCTCGCAGTCTCATTGGCAGCAACCATCTCCCCCATATCTACCCAAAGGTCGCGGAGAATTCGGATATCAACCAAGGTTATTGAGCCTTTGACGAGAACAAGTGCGCCCACCGGGGAGTTACTGAGGCCGCCGGAAATGTAGCCAGCATCGAAGAGGGCGTCCAGCGTCTCTTGCGGCCTTGAAAAAGCCGCATCGATGTTGATCTCTAACGAGTGCTCATTTGTCGTCTCGGCAGCCATTCCTCCGGAAAGGACCGGAATTTTTACGGTGCCGCTAGACCCTTGTTTGCCACCTTCCTTTGTGATCCGCTTCGATCCGACGACCAATCCGTTGGAGGAGAGTTGACTGTAATAATGCGACAACTTGACGTTGTCGATGTAGACGTAGTCACAGAGGTATTCGACGCTTGGTGATTCTTGTTCCTGATTCAATTGCATCGCGAGCTTTCTTTTGTTGTTCCGAAATCTCGCGCCCTCTTGAGTTTAGGTCCTCAGCAATGACTCCAAATACACGGGCAGCATCTTTCCTGTCGACCTTGTCGCCGCCAAGAATACCGCGAACCGCTCTTGTTAATTTGGTTTTCATGTCTCGATTATAGACTTAGTGCGGGCGCAAGTGGTTAAGTGGTGTTGAATAGTTTGGGGTTCCGGCTTGCCGAGTCGGCTTGATTGCCAGAACGCTCTCACGCAGCAGCAACTTTGCCGCGAGTCACGCGCCTTTATTTGCAGTATACGTAATCTTGCTATCTTGAAATCTATCGAATTCTCACGCCGCATCGGATGGTTCGCGGGCTATTTCTTGGTCAAGTGCGACTTTGGCATCCAGAAAGATTTCTTGCTCTTGTCAGCAATTACCCATATCGCCTGACTGTCGGCCGGATTGTTCATCACAGAGACGCGGATATTGGGGCTGCCTTTGGTGCACTGAGCCATCGCCTGGTCAAGGGTTGCCACACCAGCCTTTTTACGGAGCAAATCCAGAATCATGCGAGTCTTGTTTGGACCATCTTTACCATCGAGATATTCAGGCTCGCCAGTTTTAGGCGAGATGGCCGGCATTTGTCCCGTGAACTGAATCGACGTGCTCACCAAGCCTATAACGAAGTTGACGTATTCGGATAACTCTTTGCTCGCACAGGCGTAATATGGATCGTCCTTTTTGAAGTAGGTGATTGCGCGATCGCCTGCAGAGCAGACCTTGATGTGACAAGCGTCATTGATATCGGCATCTGCGGCCACGCACGTCGATGAAGCTAAGGCGAAAATGATGAGGAGTTTATGCATATAAGAAGTCATCACCAATAGATGGAAAGTGAATTATATGCAAACTTGACAATAGGAAATCTATCGAATTATCACTACTTTTCGGCTTCGGCTCGACGCAGCATTGCCTTGATGTCATCAACATCGGTCGCTACCGTGCGCATCTGTTCATGCAGGTTGAATGCCCGTAGTCGGAAGTTGATTTCGTCGTTGAGCGTCCAGCCCTTGGACTCCGCGATATTTTTCAGTTCGGTATGCAGGGTCATTGGCATCCGGATTGTCAGAGCCTTAACTTTGGCGTTCAGTTTGGAATCGGTCATGCGCGCGATATTGCGGGACAATTTCGCAAAGTGTTGTATTTGGTGCGGATAAGTGTCAGTTTTTTTCGACTCTCGGAAAAATTTCAAGACTCGCGCTCACTACAGGAACCGCACTGGGCATAGCGGGGCATCGATAAATTTCCAATTGATAATATAAAGTTCCTATCGGAATCATGTGACAATTCGCGTATATTCGTAATTACCCTAATAACATCAAGGAGTTATGAAATGAATTGTAATGAATCCCGGCACTCGGAAGATGAGCAAGCTAGGGAGGCTTTGGAGAAAATGAGTGACGAAGCCGTCAAAGCCATGGCCGACGCACTGGAGAAAATGGTCGAAAAGAACGAGGAGGAGCCCAAGCCAGAGCTCCGAATCGTTAAACCAGATCAAAAACAATGACCTGATATGCACCAAATTGATCTGCCTAAAAGTTGCAGATCAATCGTTTACAAATGTAAAGTTCAGTGAAGTGACAATTTGATAGTTTCTAACTGCAAGTTATGTCGTATTGTTGTTTATCGAATACGAAAGTTGCTTGCAATGAATGACGTTGAACGGGCCATGAGGGCGTTTAAAAAGTTGGATGCAAACCGCCGCCGCATCATGTTGCCAGTATTAAAAAGCCTTGCTGTATCACGCGCCAGAAAGGCCGCCCTTCGTTTGGTTGTCAACAACCGACGTTAGGGGTGATTTTTCGATTGAGCGCGCCACATCCTCGATGATTCCTTTTGAATCTTCCGTCGCCATCCGAAACCAATTCAGAAGTTGCGCCTCGCGCTGCGATATGACGTTGAGTTCCGCCAGCACGTCGGCATGCACATGATCACTATCTGAGCGCGGTGCCGACGGCAATTTGAACCTGGTCGGAAGAGGTGGCTTTTGGTCGCCGTCGACCGGTGGCGCAATGCCATCGGACAAGAGATCGTCCAAGCTAACCTGCAATAGGTTCGCTACTGTGACAGCGTTCGCCCTGGAGATCTTCCCAGTCTTAATCCATTTCGATACGGCGTTGTTAGACACGCCAGCTTTCTCAGCGAGCCAGCCTTGTGTCTTGCCCATTTTTTCCAGTCGTTTCGACAGGATTTCACCAACATATGTACTCATAAGTTGAATCTTCAGTTTAAATTTCGCATCTTTCAACCAATCTCTGGTTGAATTCGAAATCAACCTGTGGTTTAATTCGGTCATGAAAACCGAATCCTCATCCCCGATCGAGCGGGCCGTCGAACTTACTGACGGTGTTGCCAACCTCGCTGCCGCTTGCAACGTGAGCGCACAGGCGGTCTACAAATGGCTGAAGAAGGGCCATCCGCCAGTCGAGCGCTGCGAAGCAATTGAGCGCGCTGTCGGTGGTCGGGTGACCAAGTTTGAGTTGCTGCAGCCAGCGTTCGATACCGCCACCACCGGAGAACCCCATGCCCATCCGTAACCGCATCGACGCGCTGATTGCGCGCTTCGGGTATGTCCGCGCGCCGGCGATTGCGGGTGGCATCGCATCAACTAGCGTACGGATCATGACCGCCGCCGTACCCAACAGCGCCAACCGGCCCTGGTTCGCGGACCTTGTCAGAAGGAATATCGCCATGCGTCGAGCACGTCAGATTGAAGCCATCATCTTTCGGCTGAAGGTAGGTTTTTATTCCTTTAGCCGCGCAGTTTGCGCAAATGTCTATCGGGGTCTGACCAGCATTCAATCCGGTCTTTTGGCGATACGTCAGGCCACCACGAGCGGTGCGATGCGGTTCGTAATTCTCCAGGTCCGCGTTCCGCCTTTCTTGCTCGCGCAGTTTTTCTTTGAGCTCGCGTTCGCTATCGGCCAGCGCAAATTGCTGCTCTTGAAGCGCCAAGCATTGATTCTGGACGTCGATCATTCGGTCGTTCATGTCGCCGATCACCTTATCGATTAAGCGGTCGTCTCGTTCTCGAAGCGCGGTTTTAACCAAGTCCGTAGCGGACTTAAGGCTTGAGAGTGCGGTCGAGAGAGTACCAATCATGGGGGATCCCTTTGCAAGTTGTTGTGTGAGAACTGCAACTGTATCGCATCTGGATCTCCCGCCCGAATTTTGAAGTTTGCAGCACCTGTATCACTTGCAGCACCTGAAATCCTGAACCACCCACTAAAAGGAACCCACCATGAAAACGCAGCCCAAGAAATGCAACACGCGTCACCTGGAAATCAAGACCAGCCTGAACGTCGACGAGTTCCAGTCGTTCAAATCCGTTTGCCAGGCCGCCGGCGTCGCAGTCGCGACTCGCATCCGAGTGCTGATCAATCGCGATGCCGACATGGCGAATCGTAGCAGCGCTGACCGGCGGCGGGAACGGCCGAAATTCGGCCGAGTTCGCGTCGAACTGCCAGCAGCGCGCGGGCGCATGGGCGGCGCGCCGATGCCTCGCCCACGTCTTTGATCACCTAGCTGATCGCATGTCGCAGGTTCGAAATAACCGCAACGCAAAGGAGCCACCGTGATCCAGAATGAACTGACCATTCCACCAACCGTGAAAATCGCCGGCGTGAATATTCGCTTTGATGACGTCGGTCGATTTTCGCTGAACGATTTGCATAAGGCGGCCGGCGGCGAAGTGCGTCACCAGCCAGCCCAATTTCTGCGGCTCGACTCCACCGGCGCGCTGGCAAAAGAAATGCTGTCGGAAAGCGATATGCAGAATCCCATATCGGTCGTCCGGGGCGGCGCTGGCCAAGGAACCTTCGTCTGCAAGGAACTGGTGTACGCATACGCCATGTGGATCAGTCCAAAATTCCACCTGCAGGTGATCCGCACTTTCGATGCCGTCACCACCAGCATTGTCGTGCCGATCGAGAAGCCGAAGAAACGGACCGCGCTGCCAAAGCCGCCAGTCCTGGAAGCTGCTGCGATGATTCCGCCAGTGTTCCGCGCACTGCGTGCGTGCGGCATTGACAAGAACGCTGCCGCCATCGGCGCCAACCAGATCGCCGCAGCACAAACCGGCGTGAACCTGCTGGCCATGGCCGGCCAGACGCATCTGCCAACCCCTACCCAGCAAATCTGCTACACGCCGACCGAGCTGGGCAAGCGCTTCTGCCAAAGCGCCATCGCATTCAACCGCCGCCTGACTGACGCCGGGCTGCAAGAGAGCATCAACGGACACTGGGTTCCAACGGAGAAGGGCCGGCGCCACGCCGTCGTGCTCGACACCGGCAAGGCCCATGGTAACGGAACGCCGATCCAGCAGGTGAAGTGGACTGATTCCGTTTTGGCAGAAATCGCATTGTGAATACGGGATGCCGCACCCCGTTGCGTGCGGCGCAGAAGAAGATGGAGAAACGCATGCCTCAAGCATCGCAACAGAAGCCCGGCGCCAACGCGGCGCTGCTCGACCACCTGACCGACAAGCTGCAATTGAAGAATGATGCCGCCCTGGCGCGCGCGTTCGAAGTGGCGCCGCCGGTCATCAGCAAGATCCGTCACGACAAGCTGCCATTCGGCGACAGCATGATCCTGAAGGCGCACGAGAAGTTCAACTTCACCGTGCAGTCGATGCGCCAGATTCTGGCCGGCCAAGTGATGAACCCATGACGCAGCACCAGCAGCAGGCCGGCGGCACCGACGAGCCACCAATGGATGTCGAGCCAGCGCACGTCATGAAGCGGGAGAAGCACCACCAGCGGGAGCACCACGAACGCCTGGCGCAGGAAGCAGCAGAAGGGCGGAAATAAAAGGCCGCATTTTCTGGGCGGCCGTACCACTTTTCAGCCAGACAGTTTTCGACACTTGCATTTTAGACACTAACACGCCTAGAGACGAAGTTCATTACAGATAAGTAATCCGTGGCCGTGCTGCAACGCGGCACCGTAAATCAGCAAAGGAAATCCATGTCCACATCGTTACAACAAGGACCGGCGCCAGACCAACCTGGCACGCCGGAGGGCACTGCCTTGCGCAAACTTGGCGTTTGGCGCGAGCGCGACCGTGCGCACGTTGCCGACAAGGCCGACCGCGAGGCCCAGCGCGCTGAGTACCGCGCGCGGCAGGAACTGCGCAGCGCCGCCGATGACCTGAACGGAAAGGCTGGCCAGCCGTGACGAACACCTTCATGCCATCGAAAGGCAGCCGCTCACACGCGCTGCTGGTCGCGCTACTGGAAGGCCCGGCCACGTTCTATCAAGTCTGCGAGCGCGCCGGCTTCGACATCGAGGACGCCCGCCTGGAAGAGGCGCTGCGCCACATCTTTGACCACATGATCGGCGGTAACGTCCGCTTGACAGGCATCCGCTACTCGCTGACCGCCGAGGCGCGCCGCGCCCTGGGAGAGCCGGCACCGGCGCCATACGTCGGCCAGATCGCCGGCCCGGCTTACCGCGGCAAACACGATCCTCGCACCGTCTACATCACGCGCCGCGCGACGGAGGTGCGGGCATGAAGCGCGACGCTCTGCCGGCGGAGATCACCTACGGCTCGGTGTGCAGCGGCATCGAGGCGGCCAGTGTGGCCTGGCATCCGCTGGGCTGGCGCGCCGCATGGGTCGCTGAAATCGAACCATTCCCAGCGCGCCTGCTGCATCACCACTATGGCAGTGGCCGGCCGCTGCACATGCCTGATCCGGATGAGCGCAACGACGACCTGATGACTGGCGACCGCGATGCGCGGCGCGCCGCGATCAAGGCGGTGAGCATGCTGCCGGCCGTCACAGACGGACCGCGGAACTTGGGTGACATGACCAAGATTGCCGCCATGGTGCGCGCCGGCCAGGTGGCTGCACCCGACGTGCTGGTCGGCGGCACGCCGTGCCAAGCCTTCTCCATCGCCGGTCTGCGCGAATCGCTAGATGACGCGCGCGGCCAGCTCACCCTCGCTTTTGTAAATATCGCCAATGAAATCGACACAGCTCGACATGTTCTCGGAGACGACGAGTGCGTCATCGTTTGGGAAAACGTTCCCGGAGTGCTCAGCACCAAGGACAACGCTTTCGGCTGCTTTTTGGGAGCGCTTGCCGGCGAGGATAGCCCGCTGCTCGCGCCAGGGGGCAAATGGCCGAACGCTGGTTGTGTCTTTGGACCCCAAAGGAATATTGCCTGGCGAGTCCTTGATGCCCAATATTTCGGAGTGGCCCAACGACGCCGTCGTGTGTTCGTTGTCGCAAGTGCTCGAGACGGGTTCGATCCCGCAGCGGTACTTTTTGAGCCCGATGGCGTGCGCCGGGATTCTCCGCCGAGCCGAGAAGCGCAGCAAGGCGCTACCGATAGCATTACGCCTGGCGCTGGAGCAGGTAGCCGGCATAAATCCCACTGGAACGGGTACGCGCACCCGCCATTAAGCCAAGCGTCGCAAAGTCGCAGTGGAAGCATAGGCGCCAGCAATCAAGAGATCTTTGAGCAGGGTGGGGCGGGACTGGTGCAAAGCTTCGGCAACGCTCAGTCGATTGATTTGATTGCGGGGGGGCAACTTGCGCGGTGCCTGACAACAAAGACGCGCATCGATGCGGAGACGGAGACGCTGATTCCTACCATCGGGGGTGGCTTTGTTGACGCGACTGCCACGCTCGACGCCAGCTATGGGCGGCTGCAAGGTTGCTCCGGTCAAGACGCCAACCATGGTCACAGCCACCTCGTGCCAACGGTGGCGGCGCCGGTGCAGCGTTCGGTCGAGCGCCCCCGCGGTGATGGTCTGGACTCTTTGATCGCTTTCAGCGTTAAGGATTACGGCGGTGACGCGATGGTTGATTGCGCACCGACGCTGCGCGCTGGCAATCACGCCAGTAGCCACGCCAACGGTGGCCAGCCGCCGGCCATCGCATTCGATGCGCGGCAGGACTGCGTGAGTAGCATCGAGGTGTTCGGGGCGCTAGGATCATCTAGCCCGCAGGCGCAGGCGGTTTGCATCACCGGCGAAGTCACGCACACCCTGAAGGCTGAAGGTTTTGACGCCAGCGAGGATGGCACCGGCCGCGGCCAGCCGATTGTCGCTGCAACGTTAGATGCCGCCGCAGGCCGCAGTCGCGGCGCCGGCACGCCGGTTGGCTTGCTTGCGCCATCCAGCATGGCCGTCCGCCGCCTCACTCCGCGCGAGTGCGAGCGCCTGCAATCGTTCCCTGATTTCCACACCCTGATCCCGCTGAGTAAGGTAAAGGCAAGTCGCGCTGAAACGCTTCTCGTGCGCGGCGAGCCGGTGGCTGAGATCGATGGCCAGTGGTGGAAGCTGTCGGCCGACGGCCCGCGCTACAAGGCGCTGGGCAACTCCATGTGTGTGTTCAACATGCGCTGGATCGGCCGCCGCGTTCACTTCGCCCTAACTGGCGCCTGGCCGGCTTGCACCAACTTCACGCACGAGCGTGAGATGGGGCTGGTGGCCGCGTGAAATTACAGAACTGGGTACAGCCGCAAGCTGCCGTCTCGCTCGATTTCGTTAAGCCTGAAGCGAAGTGCGGGCTGATCCGTGATTGGCCGGTCCGTGCGATGGAAATGCGAAAGTGCGGCCGCAGCATAGGCTTCGACATTAATCACGCCTTGATTCTGCAAGCCATCTGGCGGCGTGATGTTGTAGGCCACGTAACTTACATGGTCGTTCACGCTACTGGCTCGCCACTCAATTGTAACAGTCGCACTGTGGTGCAGCACACCAATTATCGCGAGAGACATCCCATGTCGCGTATCACAGTTGTATCGCATCTCGCCCCCTTAAATTATTAAAAAGAAAAGAATATCATGATCTACGACCTATCCCGCGCGGAGCGCCAGCACCGCGCCATCCAGAAAGAAAAGCCCGGCCCGGTGCTGGAATCGAAGCAGTGCCCCTGCGGCAAAAACATCACCGCGCGCCAACTGGCGCAGTACGGCAAGTGCGAGCACTGCCGCCTGACGGCCGGCTTGGAAGAGGGTGACCTCGACAAGCTGCTCCACATGCTCGGCGCCGCCGGCAACTCGGCGGCCAAGCCCGGATTCCGCAACCACTACTTGTGCAACGTGCAGGATCGCGCCGCGATGGAGCGCCTGGTGGCCGCCGGCCTGGCGCTCGCCGGCGAGCAGCTGCTGCAAACCCAGTACTACCACGCCACTCGCGACGGTTGTCGCGCTGCTGGCCTTGATCGTTCGGGCATTGCTCGCGCGCTGGGAGCGGTGTTATGACGACCCAGGTGAAAAACGCATTAAAGCCGACCGATGATCAGATCGTGGCTGCGATGCACACCGGCGGCCTGATGACCTACGTCGTCGCTAATCGGTTGCGTTGGACTTTCCCCGGGCTGGACACGGCGTTTGTTCTGCGCCGGCTAAAGGTGATGGAGAAAGCTGGCCGCGTGCGCCGTGTGGCAAGTTCCTATGGCAGGCAGATCTGCTGGACTCTCGTAGAGGTGCAATCTTGATCCGCCTCGTATCTGAACTGACCGGCACCGACCTGGCGCTATGGGTGGCGCGGGCGCAGAAGTTGAATGTGGTGCGTGACGGCGACCAAAGCAACGGGCTTTGGATCGTGTATTTCCCGAATGGCTTTTGCAGCTCATTTGGCGAGCACGGCTACCGGCCTGACCTGAACTGGGAGCATGGCGGCCCGCTGATCGAAAAATACGAAATCGGTTTCGGCATTCTGCAGGGCATTGCTCCTAAGGACGAGACAGACATCGTCCGGTGGCGCTGCTGCGGCTGGCATGCCCGCGTGTTGGCGGGAGCCGACGGTGGTCCGAGAAAGGAGGGAGCTACGCCCCTTATCGCCGCCATGCGCGCGCTGGTGGCCAGCGTCTACGGCAAAAACGTTCCGGATGAGGTGGCGCCTTGAGGAAAGCGAGCGCTTTCGCGGCCTTATGGTGCAGGGACGTGCTCAAGAAGCCTATCGCACGCCCTCTTGGCTTCGCGGATCATTTCGGCAGCACCGTGAACGATGTCGGCTTGGGATTGGTTGAACTCCGCCGCTTCCCAGTATTCAAAGTCGTCGTAATCCTGATTAAAAGGGCGGCTTTGCAGTTCATCAGCACACGACAAGAGCCATTCCCTGGCAACTGCAAGCGCCGGGGCTGGTTGGCCTTTCGCGTGGATAAGCGGGGTCAAGTCTGCGATTTGCCACGTAATCGAGGATCTAATCCGGTGGGCCCAGGTGACGTATGGCTGTGGCTTTCCATCGTCTTCGATGGGTCGACCCAATTCTTCGGCAATCGCAACCAGGGCATGCAGGGTATCCAGAAGTCGAATTTGAATGCCAGCTGCGGCCAACACGGCACTATCGTGAGCAATTTGCTTTTCCCTTCGAGTTGCAGCGGTTGCAAGCCAAATTGTTCCGATCAAAGTCCCTACCGTGCCAATCGCACCTACCCATGTTGCCCAGTCACCGGCTCCATGCGCGGGCGTGGTGTTAGCTGGGAAACTGCCCGCGAGTATGTGGTGCAAGGAGTAGAGCATCACACCGCCGAAGACGGCGAATACGAGCCATTCGAGAAATCTGGTGTTCATGCAGACCCTTGTAAAAATGGAATCTTAGCATGATGCGCCGCACACCCCTCAAGCAGGGCAGCACGCCGATGAAGCGCGGCGGCTTCGCTCGGTCGGAGCGCATCGAGGACCGGGAGGTCACGAAGATCAAGACCAAGGCCGTGCGCGAGAAAAAGCACAAGTGCGCTGTCCGCACGTGCCACGCGGAGTTCGTCCGGCCGGCGCCGTTCGTCATCTGGTGCTCGCCGGAGTGCGGCACGGTGCTGGCCATGGCGAAGCTGGAGAAGCAGAAGCAGGCAGCAGCGTCCGCCGAGCGCAAGGACCGTGAACAGAAGCTGGCCAAGTTCAAGCGCAAGGCTGACCACGTCGCGGACTGCCAGAAGGCCTTCAATGCCTGGGTGCGTTTCCGCGACCGCGATCTGCCGTGTATCTGCTGCGGCCGGAAAACGGATGCCGTGTCACGCGGCGGCACATGGGATGCCGGCCACTACCGCAGCCGTGGTAGCGCGCCGCACCTGCGGTTTGAGCCTGACAACTGCCACGCCCAACTCAAGAAGTGCAACCGCTACGACTCCGGCCGCGCTATCGATTACCGGGTCGGCCTCATTGCGCGCATCGGGCTGGCCAGGGTCGAAGCGCTGGAGGCGGACAACGAACCGCGCCACTACACGGTCGACCAACTGATCGCCATGACCGCGCATTACAAACAAAAACTGAAAGAACTGAAATCGGCCGCAGCTTGACGGCCGGTCCAGAACAACTGAAACGGAGAATCAATGAGCGCATTTAGCCCCGAAGAACAGAAACTGCTGGTACAGGCTGAATATGGCCAGTTCCTGCGCGAGAAGATCAAGTTGGCGCCGAAGAAGGGTTTCGACGTTCCACTGGAACAAATTAACCCACACCTGAAACCGCACACGCGCGACATCGTCCGGTGGGCGCTCGCCGGCGGCCAGCGCGCTATCTTCGCCAGCTTCGGATTACACAAAACCGCCACCAATCTGGAGGTGATGCGCCAGATCGGCATCCATCGACCTGGTGTGCGGCGTTTGATCATCATGCCACTGGGTGTGCGCCAAGAGTTTGCGCGCGAGGTGCGCCAGCGCTTCACTGGCGACCTGACGGTCGAGCTGAAGTTCATCAAGTCGAGCGCCGAGGTCGACCGTGATGACGTGATTTACGTGACGAACTACGAGCCGGTGCGCGATGGCAAGATCGATCCGACACTTTTTGATGCGGTCGCCCTTGACGAAGCTGCAATCCTGCGCAGCTACGGCAGCAAGACGTTTCAAGAGTTCCTGCCGATGTTCGCGCACGCGCAATTTCTCTTCGTCTACACGGCCACGCCGAGCCCGAACCGCCTGAAGGAGCTGATCCACTACGCCGGGTTCCTGGGCGTGATGGACACCGGCCAGGCGCTGACTCGTTTCTTCCAGCGCGACAGCGAGAAGGCCGGCAACCTGACGCTGTATCCGCATAAGGTGCATGAATTCTGGTTGTGGGTGGCCAGCTGGGCGCTGTACCTTCAGAAGCCGAGCGACCTTGGGCACTCGGATGACGGCTACGTTCTGCCGCCGCTGGACCTGCAGGTGCACGAGCTGGCCAGCAACTACGACGCCGCCGGCAACGAGAAAAGCGGGCAGGGGTTGTTGATCCCGAACGTGGCCATGAGCCTGTCGGCCGCCGCCGGCGAGAAGCGCGAGAGCCTGGACGACCGCGTCGCCAAGGTGGTCGACCTGCTGGCGCAGCGTCCGGCCGGCGCGCAGGCGATTGTGTGGTGTGACCTGAACGACGAGCAGCGCGCGCTGGAACGCGCTTTTGCCGCGGCAAATTGGAAAGTGTCGTCGCTGGACGGCAGCCAGGACCAGGACGTGCGCGAGCAACTGATGGACGACTGGCGCGAGCGCCGCACCGACATCTTCCTGTCGAAGCCGGTGATGTACGGCGCCGGCCCGAACCTGCAGCAGTGCCAGATGATGATTTTCGCCGGCATCGGCTTCAAATTTGCGGACTTCATCCAGGCCGTTCATCGGATATTTAGGTTTGGCCAGACCGGCACCTGCAGCGTGCACCTAATCCACACCGAAGTGGAGCGCGCGGTGCTGGCCACGCTGATGGAGAAGTGGCGCCTACACGATGACGCGGTGGCGCGCATGGGCGAGATTATCCGGGAATACGGGCTGGACCAGCTGCAGATGCAGGACTCGCTGGCGCGGACCATCGGCGTGCTGCGCCAGGTGGCCGTGGGCGAGCACTTCAGCGTGGCGAACAACGATTGCGTGCTGGAGGCGCTGGAGCAGCCGGATAACTCGGTGGGCATGATCCTGACGTCGATTCCTTTCGGCAACCAGTACGAATATTCAGCGAGCTACAACGACTTTGGCCACAGCCAGGACAATGACCACTTCTGGCGCCAGATGGACTTCCTGACGCCGCAGCTGCTGCGCATCCTTCAGCCCGGCCGGATCTACGCCTGCCACGTTAAGGACCGCATCCTGTTCGGCAACGTCACCGGCGCCGGCGTGCCGACCGTCAGCCCGTTCCACGCGGAAGCGATCTTCCACGCGCGCCGCCACGGCTTCGACTACATGGGCATGATCACGGTGGTGACCGACGTGGTGCGCGAGAACAATCAGACCTACCGCCTGGGCTACTCCGAGGTGTGCAAGGACGGCACGAAGATGGGCGTCGGCATGCCGGAATACGTCCTGCTGTTCCACAAGCCGCAGTCGGACCGCTCACGCGGCTACGCCGACGTGCCGGTGACCAAGGTCAAGCCGCTGTGCACGGATGCCACCACCGGCGCCGCCGTACCGTTCGACCGCAAGTTGGCGCCGATCCCAGGCACTGGCTACAGCGTGGCGCGCTGGCAGGTCGACGCGCACGCCTTCTGGCGCGCCAGCGGCGACCGGCTGCTGGGCGCGGCCGAGCTGGCCGCCTATGGCCCGGGCAAGCTGGCCAAGCTGTTCACCGAGCTGTCGCTGGCCAACGTCTACGACTACGAGTTGCACGTCGCCACCGGCGAGCAGATGCTGGTCAACAAGACGCTACCGGCCACGTTCATGAGCCTGGCGCCGGGCAGCACCGACCCGATGGTCTGGCACGACATCGTGCGCATGCGCACCCTGAACGGTGAGCAGTCTGCCCGCGCCGTCGAGAACCACGTTTGCCCATTCCAGATTGACATCGTTGACCGCCTGATCAACCGCTACACGAACCCGGGCGACGTGGTCTATGACCCGTTCCACGGCCTGGGCACAGTGGGCGTGCGCGCGGTGAAGCTCGGCCGCCGTGGCGCCGGATCGGAGCTCAACGCCGGCTACTTCCGCGACCAGGTGCACTACCTGCAGCTGGCCGAGCGTGAGGTGAGCATGCCTACGCTCTTCGATCTGGTGGCGCTGGACCAGGAGAATGAGAAGTGAATTACTTCGAGCACCACATCGGCGATTACGCCGAGGCGACAGCGCACCTGTCGTTCGTCGAGGATGCAGCATACAGCCGCTGCATCCGCAAGTACTACGCCAAGGAGAAGCCGCTGCCGGCCGACATGAAGGCAGTGCAGCGCCTGGTCGGAGCGCGCACCAAGGAGGAGAAGGATGCGGTGGAGACGGTGCTGGCCGAGTTCTTCGTGCTGGGCGAGGATGGCTGGCGCAATGCTCGCTGCGATGCTGATATTGCTGCGTTCTTGGCCGGCGAGCCGGAGCGCGAGGCGAAGAAGGCGAACGAAGAGACGCGCCTGAAGCGCCACCGCGAAGAGCGCGCGGCGCTGTTCCAGCAGCTGACGGCCGCCGGCCTTCACGCGGCCTGGAACACCACGATGAAGGAGCTGCGCAAGATGGTTGCCGGCCTACCTGCAACGGTTGCTGCAACGGCTGAGCCTGAAACGCCTGAAACGCAACCTGCAACGGCACCTGCAACGCCTGTTACGGCTACCCAGACACCAATACCCACTACCCATACACCAAGTATACATACTTCTTTGTCGGCGAATTCCGCCGACGAGCAGAAGGATGATCAGAAATGCAATGGTGCTGAGCAGGGCGAACCGGCTGCGCCGAAGTACACGCCCGAGGACGAGGCCTGCGCGCAATGGCTGTTCGACCGCATCAAAAAAACCAATCCCAACCACAAGCTTCCGAAGCTCGCGACCTGGGCGAACGACGTACGCCTGATGCGCGAGAGCGACAAACGCACGCACCGCGAGATCTGCGAGCTGTTCGGCTGGGCGCAAGACGACAGCTTCTGGCGCGCCAACATCCTGTCGCCGTCGAAGCTGCGAAGCAAGTGGGACCAACTCAACATCAAACGCGGCACGCCGCAGAAAGGGCAACAGCATGGAAACTTTGGGGCGCAGGATTACCGCAAGGGAGTTGGCGCAGATGGCTCGTTCTGAAGGCCGGCCGCGCTACTTCAGCGCGATCCTGGAGACTTGCCCGGAGCATGGCGAGTTCACATCGATGCTGGTGGCCGACCGCTGGTCCGATTGCATCGCGTGCGCCAATAAGGTCGAGATGAACGCGCTGGCGAGCCAAAACGACGCCTGGCGGCGCGAACTCGGTGCGCGGGCATGGGAGGCTCGTCTGGGCCGCGCGGCGATCCCAGAGCGCTTCTCAGACCGTCGGCTGTCGACGTACAAGCCGACCTGCCCGGAGGCCGAGCGCGCGCTGCAGGTGGCGCAGCGGTACGCCGACAACTTCGGCGCAGTGCGCAAGGCCGGCATGTGCCTGATTTTTTGCGGTGACATCGGTACCGGCAAAACCCACCTGTCGGTCGGTATCGCGCATGTGGTGCTGGAGCAGGGCGGCCAGGCGGTGTTTGCCTCGGTGCGCGGGGTGATTGCCTCGGTCAAGGAGACTTGGGAGCGCGGCGCGGCGAAGACAGAGGCCCAGGTTATACGCGAACTGGTTTCGCCGGACCTGCTGATCCTCGACGAGGTGGGCGTCCAGTTCGGCAGCGACACCGAAAAGCTGATCATGTTCGACATTATCAACGGCCGCTACGAGAGGCGGCTGCCGACGATCATCATCAGCAACTTGGCGCTCGGCGAGCTGGAGAAGTTCCTCGGCGCGCGCGCGGTCGACCGGCTGCGCGAGGGCGGCGGCAAGGTGGTGGTGTTCGACTGGGAATCGTATCGTGGACGAAGGGATGCAGCATGAGCAAGACGAAAAAACCACGCAAGCGCTACACGCCCAAGCCGGCCGTGCTGCCGTTCGGCATGCGCCGCCAGGTGCAGATGGAGATGCCCGGCTACCAGGCAATGATCGCGCTGGGCATGGACCACCTGCAAGAGCAGCACGTCTACGACCTGCTGTCGGCGGCGGACATGGTCAAGCGGACCGCGCCGGCCGGCCACGCCATCCTCGCGGTGGCGCAGAACATGGTGCTGGCGTGCGCCGATATCCAGCACCGCGCTCAGCGCATCGGCAAGATCGGCGCCAGCGGCGACGAGATGCGCGCGCTCAAGGCCGGGCTGCCGCAGGTGATGGACTTCCTGCGCACGGTGTCGAATGCGGACATATCGCGGGCCGCTGCCGCGGCTGTTCGCGAGTTCGACCGCAATGGGGTGTTGCGGGTATGAGCGAGGAGGGATTTAAGTGTTGTAGTCGCTGCGAAATTGAAAAATCGCGGTCAAGTTATTCTCGTTGCACCTCAGCTGCGGATGGTTTGAAGTCCGAATGTAAAGCGTGTGCGAGTGAGAGGACACGGCAGTGGCGGCTGAACCATCCCGGCTATCAGGATCGCTACTATCGCGAGAATAAGGCTCGGTTAAATGTGACGAAGAAGGTCGGAGAACTATCGCCGACGCAACTTGAAAAGCAGCGCGCCAAGGGGCGACAGGAGTACCGGAGTAGGCGTGACAGAGTCAGTAATTCGTACATCGCGAGTAGTTGGGGCGTGAGGGTGGCGGATGTTCCGCCCGAAATTTTCGAGCTGCAGCGAGTCATCGTAAAAATTCGTAGGCAAGTTAAATCACTAAAGAAAGGAGGATCATAAAATGACAACCATTACGGATATCCGCAATGACCTCATCAAAGTTTTTAACGGACTGAAGGATGGGACGATGGAAGCGAAGGAGGCGGTCGAAATTAACAACACCGCAGGCAAGATAATCTCATCGGCCAAGGTGCAACTGGCGTATGCCGCGCTGCGCGGGGAGCGGCCGGAGATCGATTTTCTGAAGTCGAGCACCACGCCGGCGCTGCCCGGCGCCGGCACATCCGACTAAGTTAGTCAGCAGCCCTTTGCAAGCGCGAAGGGCTGTGTTAACGTCCAGCCACACACCAAGGAGCGCACCACATGGGCTTTGCTGACCGATACCTTCACTCCGTTAATTCGAGCAATCTGCTGGACGATGAGCACCATCATGCGACCGATGCGCTGTGCGCGGCGGCGGTGGCGGACACGGCCGGCGCTGGCTTCGGTGCGCTGCTGTCGCGCGTGAAGTACGCCGACGGCACGCAGCACAAGATGTTCGAATCGGGCAGCGCCAACCTGGCCGGCCTGCTTCGCATCTGGACTGCGCGCGTGATCGAAAAGGGCCGTGAACGGAAGTGGGTGAAGATCGGCAATGCCTGGGATGGCCAGGCGGCCGAGGCGCTGTATCGCCGCGTCGCGGAGCGTTCGCTTGCGCACTGGTTGGATGGAAAATGTCCAACGTGCGCCGGCACCGGCAACAAGGATCGCCGCATCTGCACTCCCTGCAAAGGAACCGGGCGCGGCGAAGTCGGCGGCCAAGGCTTTGAGCGTGAGCGCGTGTTGGACATGGTGTCGGAGCTGGAGGGATTGCTCCAAGCGCACAACGCGCGCGCTGCCGGTATGCTGCGTGGCGCGTGGCATACACATTTGAGTTGACAGGCGCTCGAAGAGTACGTTAACGTCGGGCCCTACACACTCACTGCGTGTCGTAATGCAGGCTTCGAGCCTCACCGCTAGCAGTGATTCGAGGATAGCACCAAAATCGTTTGATGCTTTCGCTCGCGTGTACAAACCGCTCACTTCGCAGATAGCGCTGGAGCAAAAACCGAACCGCCCTCGTGGCGGTTTTTCTTTTTCCGCGCCTGATTCGCGAGGCTGCCATGCAAACCACACTCACCGTCGCCGAGGTTCACGCCAGGATTCGCTGGGTGCGCATATGCATGGCGTTGCTCGCGTTACAGGATGGCATGGCGGCGGCGCGCGACGCTGCTGCGACGCTGCTGCGACGTTGCCGCGCAAGCCAGCTCGCTGGTAACCCAGCACCAACGATCAAAGGATTTCACATGATCACTCCGACCGTAGGCCGCAAGGTCTGGTACCGTCCGAGCCGCTCCGATCTGACTGGCCCGCTGCCGATGGCGATGCAGGGCAATCCCGACTACAACCCGCAGCCGCTGGATGCAACGGTGCTGGCGGTGCACGGCGACCGCCTGGTCAACGTGCTGGTGCTGGATGTGTACGGCAAGCCGTTCACCAAGACCTCCGTCACCCTGATCCAGGAGGGTGATGCAACGCCGAAGACGGTCGATGGCGCCGAAGCATATGGCTACGTCGAATGGATGCCGTACCAGGCGGCGCAGGCGAAGAAGCACGCCACCACCGCCGAGTAACCAAGCAGCACGAGGATCGCCAGGCCCATGTGGGCTGAACGGCGAAAACTGGCGGTCCTCACCACCCCTTGCAAGAGGGGCCACACACCAGCGACGGCACCGCGCCGCCACGCTGCTGTGTGGTTGCAGCACCTGCGGTAATCCCGAGGCCACGGCAGAGGATGAGAACGCAGGGCTGTGAAACGCTATACACGCGGGCGTAGCTCAATGGCAGAGCTGCCGCCTTCCAAGCAGATGACGAGGGTTCGATTCCCTTCGCCCGCTCCAGCTTCTCCCGATCGTCGCCAGATGATCCTTCGCCGCCGCGCGCATGGTGCGCCGCCGGCTTTTTATTCGCACATCGCGGCAGCAGTTATGCGCCACAACGCTCCAGCGCAGCAAGGATCACATCAAGGTGGGCCGGCTTGAGCAGATAGGCATCGAAGTTTGCTTCCGCAGCGAGTGGGTGCGCGGGGTCGAATGGCATTCCCGAAAGCGCCACGATGCTGACGCGGCGGCGAAAGGCGAGAAGTCGCCTAATTCGACTGGCGAGGGCGTAGCCGTCGAGGTCCGGTAGCAAGATGTCCAGAACAATTCCGTCGTATTCGTGCTTGGTTACCAGATTGAGCGCGTCATAGGCGGTTCTTGCGAGATGCACTTCGTGGCCGAGCAGTCCGAAGAACTCTTTGTACAGCTCAACGGCATCCGCATCATCGTCTATCAAGAGGATGAGCATGTGGTTCCTTTTAGGTAAGAAGTGAAATATTAACATCCCGCCAGCTTTTTAATAGTGGGTTCGAGGTGCTCAAATGTCACTGCTCGCCATCATGATGATCCTGTACGGCGTCGACCAGATGTCGCCGGTGCCATCCGCGCCGCGCAAACCGAACACGGCCTGCAACTGGCCATACTCCTGACGCGTGCTGACCGTCCAAAGCGCACAGCGGGCGGGCTACGAAAAGCGGCGCAGATCACCGACGAAGACGAGGCCAAGAGGTGTTTCCGGCTGCTGGGCAATGTAGTACGCCCAGTAGTCCCTGCTTGGCGCGGGCGGTGACACCTTGAAAGAGCAACATGAACAAGATCCAGCACCCATCGAACAATGCCGTGCTCGGCGCGCCGGAGGGCTGGAACCAGGCCGAACTGCCGTGCGAGGCACTGGCCATTACGCGCAGCGAGTACGCCGGCATGCCGGTGGTGAAGTCCTACTGGCGCCCGAGCGCCGAAGAGCTGGCCATCCTGAACGCTGGCGGCAGCGTCGAGCTGGCGGTGCTGGGCCACACGATGCCGCCGGTGATGGTGTCGGTCGACCCGCTGTAGCCATGGCGAAGAAGCCCGCCGCACCAGGCGCCGGCCGCCCGATGCCGCCGGCCATCTACGCCGACCCTCTGAATTCCCGCTACACCCCAGCGCCCGAGGTGCTGAAGTGGGCGAGGGCGGAGATCCTGACCGGCGGCGGCCAACTGTTCAACGAAGACCACGCTCACCTGGAATACTGCGACGTTCAGTTCCTATGGGCGCCCGGCAGCTTCCAGAAGCAGGGCCGCACGGTCATCGGCCAGTGCGAAGAGATGCTGTTTCGCTGCGGGCCGTGGCAAAAAGGCCGCCAGCAACAGCAGATGGCCGACTGGTTCGGCGCGGTGCCGGATTACCTGATCACGCTGGACGCCAGCTACTGCCTGACCTGCACCGATGCCGAGTTCTGCGCGCTGGTCGAGCACGAGCTTTACCACATCGGGCAGGAGATGGACGCATTCGGCAGCCCGGCTTTCGACAAGTACGGCATGCCGAAGCTGACGATCCGAGGTCACGATATCGAAGAGTTCGTCGGCGTGGTCCGGCGCTACGGCATCGGCCACCCCGACGGCGCTCTGGCTCAACTGGTCGCAGCTGCAAACGCCACCCCGGAGGTGGCAAAGATCAATATAGCGAGGGCTTGCGGCACCTGCTTGCTGAAGGCTGCGTAAGCTTTACGCACGCTTTACCGGAAGGCAACTATGGCCGCACTCAAAGACGAGGTGAAGCAGTTCATCGTCCAAGCGCTGGCCTGTTACGACACGCCGACGCAGGTGGCGAAGGCAGTAAAAGAGGAATTCGGGCTAGATGTGCTCCGCCAGCAGGTGGCTTGCTACGACCCAAACTGCTACGTCGGCCGCAATCTCAGCGAGAAGTGGCGCACTGTGTTCAACGACACTCGCGCCAAGTTCCGCGACGAGGTTGCGGAGATTCCGATTGCCAGCCGTGCATTCCGCCTCCGCGCATTGGGCCGGATGGCGCAGCAGGCTGAGGGCATGCGCAACATCGCGCTGGCCGTCCAGGTGATCGAACAGGCTGCCAAGGAGGTTGGCGACATCTACGTCAACAAGAACAAGGCTGAGCAGAACGATCAGCCGCCCACGCCGGTGCAAATCACGATCGGCGTGAAGGACGCGGCGAAGCACGATGACACCGAATCTTGAACTGAACGTACCGCAGGCGAATTTCCTCAACCTGCCGCACAAGTTCAAGGCCTATGTCGCTGGCTTTGGTTCGGGGAAGACCTTCGTCGGTTGTGTGGGCATCTGCATGCATTTCTGGCAGTGGCCCGGCATAAACCAAGGCTACTTCGCGCCGACCTACCCGCAGATCCGCGACATCTTCTATCCGACGATGGAAGAGGTGGCCTATGCGATGGGCCTGAAAATCAAGGTCAAGCAGGGTGACCACGAGGTCGAGGTCTACCAGGGCCGGCTTTACCGTGGTACGGTGATCTGCCGGTCAATGGAGAAGCCCGAGACCATCGTCGGCTTCAAGATCGGCCACGCGCTGATCGACGAGCTCGACGTGATGCCGATGCTCAAGGCGCAGACTGCGTGGCGTAAGATCATTGCGCGGATGCGCTACAACGTACCTGGGCTGCTGAACGGCATCGATGTGACGACCACGCCCGAGGGCTTCAAGTTCGTCTACCAGCAGTTCGTGAAGGCGGTGCGCGACAAGCCAGAACTGGCGGCGCTGTACGGCTTGATTCAGGCCAGCACGTTCGACAACGAGTTGAACCTGCCGGCAGACTACATTCCGTCGCTACTGGCCAGCTATCCGCCGGCGCTGATCGATGCCTACTTGCGCGGCAAGTTCACCAACCTGACCAGCGGCAGCGTCTACCCAGACTTCGACCGCGTGCAGAATCGCACAACGCAGATCATTCTGCCGGGCGAACCGCTGCAGGTGGGGCTCGACTTCAACGTGCAGAACATGACCGCATGCATCAACGTCGTGCGCGACGGCCTGCCGCTGACGCTGGCTGAGCGCGTGAAGGTCCGCGACACGCCGGCCATGGCCCGAATCCTGAAGGAGGATTTCGCGGACAAAGGTCACCAGATCAAGATTTACCCGGATGCCTCTGGTGCCAACACCACGAGCAAGAACGCGAGCGAGTCGGATCTTTCGATCCTACGTTCAGCGCGCTTCCAGATCGACGTGAATCCGGCTAACCCTGCCGTGAAGGACCGGGTCAACGCCTACAACGCGATGATCCTGAACGCCGACGGCGAGCGCCGCTGGAAGATTAACACCGACCTGTGCCCGACGACGACCGAGGCGCTGGAGCAGCAGGTCTGGGGGCTCGATGGTCAGCCGGATAAGAAGACCGGCCACGATCACCCGAACGACGCGAACGGCTACTTCATTGTGAAGAGGTACCCGATCGTCAAACGCACCGCCCAGTCGGGCGAGCTCAGAATTTAAGCAAGGAATCTATGTCCAAGGTCAACGACAAATCTGCTGCCGTCGAGGCCATGGAGGAAGACTGGGCCAAGATGGACGCCCTGATCGGCGGCACCAAGGCCATGCGCGCGGCGGGGGAGAAGTACCTGCCGCGCTTCCCTGCCGAGAGCAAGGATGCCTATGATTTCCGGGTGAAGACCAGTACGCTGTACAACGCGACCGGTCGGACCGTCGAGAACATGGCGGCCAAGCCATTCGCCGAAGCGACGACCGTGCGCGACATCGACGGCGATTCCGAGAAGTGGCTGGAGAACATCGACCTGTGCGGCAACAACGTGACCGTGTTCGCGCACAAGCTGTTCCTCGCTGGGCTCGGCTACGGCCTGGCCCACGTGCTGGTCGACATGCCGTCGACGGTGGATGACGACGGCAAGCAGCTGTACCCGACCAAGGCAGCAGAGCAGTCCGCCGGAGTGCGGCCGTACCTGGTGCTGATCAGTCCGAAGCAGATTCTTGGCTGGCGCAGCGCGCGCGGTCCAGATGGTCAGGAAGCGCTGAGCATGCTGCGCTTCATGGAATCGGTGGACGAAGATGATGGCGAATTTGGCACCAAGACGATTCCGCAGATCCGTGTGCTGACGCCGTCGACCTGGGCGACCTACCGCAAGGCTGAGAAGCCCGCCGCCGGCCAGGCCACGGAAGACTGGGTGCCGCATAAGCAAGGTCCGGTCTCTCTGGGCAAGGTGCCGCTGGTGACCTTCTACACGAAGCGCACCGGGTTCATGACTGCGACACCGCCGCTGATCGACATGGCCGACTTGAACATCAAGCACTGGCAGTCGTCCAGCGATCAAGACTCGATCTTGCACACCGCCCGCGTGCCGCTGCTGGCCATCTCGGGCTTGCAAGATGACGACAATATCGAGATCGGACCGAAAGCCTTTCTCCGCCTCCCTGTTGGCGGCGAGGCGAAGTATGTTGAGCACACAGGCGCCGCGATCGAGGCCGGGCGCATGTCGCTGCAGGATCTGGAAAACCAGATGCGCGCCATGGGCGCCGAGCTGCTGGCCGAGACGCAAGTCGCCACCACCGCAACCCAAAACAACATCGAGGACAGCGAAGCCAAGTCGCAGTTGAAACTGATGGTGGAGGGCGAGGAGGACGCGCTCGACAATGCAATCACCCTGATGCACGAATGGGTGGGGCGCGAGTTCAGCGGCAAAACCGACATCTTCAAGGACTTCAGCTCCGACGCGGTACTGGTGACCGCCGGCCCGTTCGTAGCAGCACTGATCGACCTGGTCGAGACCGGCATGCTATCGAAGGAGGATGCCTTCAACGAGATGCGCCGATACGGTATCGTGAATCCCGACCTGGTCTGGAAGGATGTCAAGGCGCGCATTGCCGCCGATCCGCCGGCGCCACCGAAGGCGCCAGACGTTGTCGTGCCGTAGTAGCGCCAAATCATTCGGATTTACTCAAGGCCGCCCGGGCAACCTGGCGGCCTTTTCTTTTGCCGCAAGCGGATGCGACGCGGCGCACCGGCCGGAAGGCCATCGATAGGGCGGATGCCCGGAAAGACTGAACCATGCCATATAAATTCAATGCCGACGGCACCATTGCGATGGACGCCGAGCGAAAACTGCCGATCTTCATCCACCCGAACGGGACCGAGGCACCATTCGATGCTGATAGTACCGTCGATACCATTGGCCGCCTGAACGGTGAGGCCAAGGCACACCGCATCGCCAAAGAAGCCGCCGAAGCTGCGCTGAAGCCGTTCAAGGATGCGGGCATCGAAGATCCAGTCGCAGCAGCTGAGGCAGTGAGGCTGGCGAAGAACATCAAGGAAGGCGACTTGGTCACTGCCGGCAAGGTGCAGGAGATCAAGGACGCTGCTACGCGTACCGCAAATGAAGCTGTCGCCAACGCTACCCGCCAGGCGGAAGAAAAGCAACGCGCGCTGACCGAACAAAACGAAAAGCTGACGGAGAACCTGAACAACCACATCATCGGCGGCGCTTTCACCGGATCGAAGTTCATCGCTGACAAGTTGGCCATTCCAGCCGACATCGCGCAAAAATTCTTCGGTGACCGCTTCAAGGTGGATGACGGCAAGCTGGTGCCGCTGGGCGCCGATGGCAACCCCATCTTCTCGGCCACGAATCACGGCAACCACGCCGACTTCGAAGAAGCCATCCAAGTGATGGTCGGCCAATACTCGAACAAGGACATGATCCTGAAGGGCACTGGTGGCTCGGGCAGCGGCGCACCTGGCGGTAGCGGCGGCGCTCCCGGCGGGAAGAAAACGATCACCCGGGCCACCTTCGACTCCATGAACCCGCAAGAGCGCAATTCCGCGATGAAGGAAGGTGCGACCATCACCGATTAACACCGCTTCCGGCGCGCTTCGACGCGCGCCACGCTTCACCCGCAACACCTCTGCCGGCGCCTGGATGGGCAAGTCGGTGCTTTGGGCTGGATGGCCTGTCTGTTCTGAAACCCCAAAACACATACCTGAAAGGCAATATCCATGAAGATGATTATCTTCGCGCTGGCGGCCATTGTCGCCCTGGCGCTGGCGCCAGCTTTCCAGCTGTTCGCCGACCTGACTGGCCACGGCCACGAAGTCGCACGTAAAACCGAGCTGTACGGCAAGGCGTTTGCCGAAATCGCCGGCGCATACCTGCGCAACCACATGGCCAACACCGGCCTGATGCTGGGCGCGAACACGCTGACCGGCCTGATCCCGACGATGTTCCAGGCGCTGGACACCGTATCCCGCGAAGCCGTCGGCTTCATCCCGGCGGTTGCGCGCAACTCCAGCGGCGAGCGTGCCGCGCTGGGGCAGGTGATCACCATCCCCGTCACCCCTCAGGGCTCGCTGGTCGACATCGTCCCTGGTGTGACTCCGGGCAATGGTGGCGATCAAACCATCGTGCCGAACACCATGACCATCTCGAAGTCGAAAGCCTACGAGGTGAAATGGGCCGGCGAGGAGCAGCGCAGCCAGATCAACGCAGGCACCTTCAACACCACGCTGCTGGATCAGTTCACCCAGGGCTTCCGCACGCTGGCTAACGCTGTCGAGGCTGACCTGGCCGCACTGGCTATCGGCGCATCGCGCGCCTATGGCACCGCCGGCACCACCCCGTTCGGCACCGCCAACGATCTGTCGGACTTCGCCCAGTCGCGCAAGATCCTGATCGACAACGGCGCGCCGCAGACCGACCTGCAGATGGTGATGAACACCGCTGCGGCTGCGAACATGCGCGGCAAACAGGCTGGCCTGTTCAAAGTGAATGAAGCCGGCTCCGAAATCCTGCTGCGCACTGGCTCGATCGCGCTGCCTGTGGATGGCTTCTACCCGCACGAATCGGGTCAGATCAAGACCTTCACCAAGGGCACCGGCTCGGCGTACACCACCAACACCGCCGGCTACGCTGCTGGCGCAACGGTCATCAACCTGATCACCGGTACCGGCACCGTGCTGGCGGGCGACGTTGTCACCTTCGCTGGCGATGCCAACAAGTACGTGGTTGCCGTGGGCATCACCGGCCCGGGCGCGATCACCTTGCAGGCTCCCGGTCTGCAACAGGCGATTCCAGCATCGGCAACCGCCCTGACCATCGGCGCCAGCTACACCGGCAACCTGGCGTTCAACCGCAATGCGATCCAGCTGATCACCCGCGCGCCGGCAATGCCGGTTGGTCCTGACGGCAAGCCGATGGACATGGCTGACGACGTGATCGAACTGGTCGATCCGCTGTCCGGCCTGGTCTACCAGGTGGCGATGTACAAAATGTACCGCCAGATCAAGTACGAGATTGGCTTGGCCTGGGGTGTCAAAGCTGCCAAAAACGAGCACATCGCGCTGCTGCTGGGCTAATTCGCCGCTTGTCGGCCTGATAGAGGAGGGCTTCGGCCCTCCCTTTTCTGGAGTTTCGAATGCAAATCGATACCATCAAAATCAAAGCCCCGATCAGCGCGGACAACTCGCTGGGCTATGTCGTGATCAACAAATCCGACTTCGATCCCAGTCAGCACGAGCTACTGGACGGCGAAACTCTGGGCGACGATACGAACACCACCAACTCGGACGTCCCGACGTTGGCTGAGCTGATCGTCGCCCAGAGCCAACTGGCGTCCCGCAAGGACGAACTGGACGACCGCGAATTGCAGTTGAACCAGCGCGCCAGTGCGCTGGACGAGCGTGAGCAGGCGCTGGTCGACCGCGAGGCTGCAAACGCTGCCGAAGCGCAGCGCCTCGCTGATCTGGCCGCTGCCAGCACCACTGGCGCCGACATCTCGTCGATGACCAAGGCCCAGCTGCAGGCGGCGCTGACCGCCAAGGGCGTCAGCTACTCGTCGACTGCCGACAAGGCTGAACTGGTTGCGCTGCTGACCGCTGCTCAGTAATCGCAACACGCTTCATCTCCAGCCCGCCGCGCGCGGGCATTTTCTATTCCGCTGCCGAGATAGCCCATGTCCCAAACCACCACGATCAACGCCGGCGAGCTCGGCAAGACCATCACCTTGCAAGAAGGTAAGGCGCTAACCATCACGGGTTCGGCCGGCGCCGCCGGCATGGCGTATCTGCTGGACCCTGCACTCGGTGGCACGAACTCCAGCAAGTCGTGGGTGATCGGCACTGGTCCGCTGCCGCCGATCGGCTCGTTTAATGGCGCGCAGAAGGTGCTTGTGACCTGCACCGTAGGCAGTATTGATGCGGTTGTGGGGGATGCAGTGCTGGTGATGCCGCAGCTCGACACTGCTGGAGGTGCCCTGATAGACACTATTGGCAACCGGCGCACGCTTGGTGAGGCATACTCGCCGCAGAGCAAACGCCTGCCGATGTTTTATGTGCGCACCCGAAAGGAGTTGAAAAGCGCGACTTTCACACATACCAACACCCCTACAGCGGCGCCAACTGAGATCTACATCGACTTCAACCGGGGCCTAGATACCAACCCTGGTACCCGCTACTCGCCGAAGAAGAACCCATCATCAATCAGCGGGCAAAGCATCGGCGGCAATTCTCTTATCCTTTTTGCCACTGACTCGTTGTGGGACATCGTGGCTACCTCCGCTGCATCCAACATCATTGATGTGCAAAACATGAAAGGCACTTCGGGAAACCGCCTATATATCGGCGCGTATGACCCTGCTGGCCATACTGGACTGAAGCCAACTTTCACTTATGGCTACGAGCCAGCCGCAGGAGATTGGGTTTGGAGCGCCACCTACAATGCATGGGAATTGACCATTGCAACAGCATCGCCACAGCAAGATATGGCGTGCTTCTTCGGCACTGCGAAAATCGCTGGCACCAATGCGTGGCAGGGTAACCATCCACCGCTGTTCGGAGATTTGCAATACGGCTTCATCACAGGGTCTCCTGGCAAGTTGTACGTTTGGGCACCGAGCACGCAGAACCCTACTTCCTATTACGGGAAGGTCCGCACCTGCCCGAATACGCGCGGTCTGTTTCATAACGTATGGCAGGGCCTGCAATACACGACTATCGAGAATCTGCACTTCCAGGATATGGCCGCCGGCATCTCCAATAACGTCAGCTCAGGTGCTGGCGCGCACGTTGGCCTGGATGTGCGTAACTGCGAGGTGGACCGTGGTCAGCTTTTGGGCTGGTTCAGCGGATCGGCCGGCGCGCACTCCTTTACGGCTAGCAACAATATCGGGCGTGACTGCGGTTCGTCGCTAATCAAGGCGTCGCAAAACTCCAACGGCGGCACCCACACGTACGATATGTCGTACAACAAGATTTACGGTTGCAACAAGCAGCAGTCGGCGCATGGCGGCTTCTACTTCCAACTGGTATCTGCCGCGCTGGGTGACGGACGCATCCACCACAACTACATCCGCGATGCGTGGAACGGCACAGGCACCGAGCTGAACAACTCGGCGCAGGGCGCCGGCTCGGGCTACGGCTCACCGTTCGACGGCTGCGGGGTTTATTTCGACGTCACGTCGGACAAATGTGTAGCCTACGCCAATATCGTGGAGCACTCGCACGTTGGCCTTCAAGCGAACAGCGCCAAGCAGATGCAGTTCCTGTCGAACATCACAATCGACTGCAACGTGCACTGCACGGTGACCGACGACGGCACTGGCGGCAACGATGTGGTGGTGGCGCACGGCACGTACATCAACAACCTGGTGGACACCAACCAGCTCAAGCGCGGCACAACCTCCGATCCCCGTCGCGGCATTTCGGTGTGGTTCAAACCGGCAACCGCTGGCAGCGTGCGGGTGTTCAACAACGCGCTGCACCGCACCGCTAGTGTGGCGGGTCAGCCCGCTATCCGCATCGAGGCGGACTCGCCGACGAAATACTGCGCTGGCAATGCAATTTCCGGCTGGAGCGACGCAGCCAAGGTTCAAGAGATCTCACTCACCGGCACCAACCCGACGCTAGACCTGACCGCTACGGCCGCTGTGCTGACCTCGGGCGGCGCCACTTGGTTCGACGGGGCCACCGCCGTGCCAATCGCGGGTGGCCCGCTGGTGAATGCCGGCGTGCGGCACATTGATGGCCTGTACGACGTGACTGGAACCGCGTACGAGCGTCTACCGACTATTGGTGCCGTCGAGTACACGGCGAGCTGATCGTGGGCCTCATCACTGAAACTGGCGCCGGCCTTCCGAACGCCGAGAGCTACATTAGCGTGGCCGACGCCACCGCATACCACGCCGGCCTGGGCAATGCCGCCTGGGCGGCGCTGGCCAGCGACACCCTGCGCGAGCAGGCGCTGCGCAAGGCGACGCTCTACATGCTCCAGACCTATCGGTCGCGCTGGAAGGGCGTGCGCACCACCAGCACGCAAGCGCTCGACTGGCCGCGTTATGACGTCGAGGTGCCGGACGTCGGCTATGGCCGATTCGTGTCGATCTTGGCTTCGAACGTGGTGCCGGCAGAAGTGCGCAATGCGTGCGCCGAGCTGGCGTTGCGCGTGGCGAGCGGTGTTGACCTGTCGCCCGATCTCGAGCGGACCATCAGCCGCGAGACCGTCGGCCCCATTACCACCGAATATGAGGGCGGTGCGGCAGAATCGCCTCGCTTCAAGGCGGTTGACCGCATGCTGGCGCCGTACCTGTGTGGATCGAGTAATTCGGGAAGGCTGGTGCGCGGATGAGCAAATACCCGGCGGTGCAGATTGAAGGCTGCGCAGTGCACGAGAACACCTTTAGCCAGGATGGCAAGGTCTGGAACGTTACCAATCTGATCGCCCGCGCGAAGGACTTGGAACCATTCGATCTTCCGCTGGCCGCGATCTACCTCGGCACCGAGGTGTGGGGCGCAACTGGCACTCCGTATGGCATGGCTTTTCACATGCGCCGGGCGCTGGACGTTGACACAAGCTACCCGGTGATCATGTCCGAGGAAGGCTTCATCATGGACGGATGGCACCGCGTGCTGCGTGCGCTGATCGACGGCAACGCCACGATTAAGGCCGTGCGGTTCGCGAAAACGCCGCCGCACGACTATCTGGAGCCGAAAACGTGAACTATGCGGAGGCGTGAGTGAGCATGAATTCGGTACAAGAAAAGCTGTACAAAGGCTATGCGAAGGCTGCACTGAAGCTGGGGCAACAATACGACCTTTACAGGCCGACGGCGGCCGACTACCCGGTCGCACCGGCGCAGCTCGTCGCTACGGTGATGGCCAGCTTTAACCCGCAGGACATGAAATACGGGTCGGCGGGCGATTACGCCAAGCCGGGCTGGTACTGCCTGACGGACGGTCGGCTTACCAAGGTGGGCGATTACTTGGTGAACGGCGCCGAGGTGTATTTCATCGCCGCCCAGCAGCTGGCACTGCCGATTGATGCAGTGCGGTGCAATCGCGTGGCCACCGTAACGCGACCTAAGCAGCAGTCCGGCGCCGGCGCACAGGGCTACGGCGGCAGCGTCGTGGCGGACGAGGTCGCATTGATGACGCAGTGGCCCTGTTCCATCTTGCAGGGCACGAAAGGCGAAAAAACCGAGGCGAACCTGCCGGCCGACATCCGCTCGCCGTGGTGGGCAATCCTGCTGCCGGCGTGGCCTGGCGTCGTGCTGCGGTCGACCGATGTGATAACCGATGATTTGGGGCGCCGCTACACGGTAAGTTCGGCTGAATTGACCGACCGGGGCTGGCGCCTCACCGCAATGCAGGCGCAAACCTGATGGCCGACTTCACTGAAATCGCCGACGAGCTGGTCGGTCTGCTGGCTGGCATCGCTTACCCGGATGGCACGGCCGCGCCGTCGGTGATCGGCTTGCCGGTCGTGCTCTATCAAGGCTGGCCGAATCCACCGGATCTCGACCAGGACATGGTCAGCGACAGCAAGCGGGTGCATGTTTCGGTCTGGCCGACCAATATCGAGCGGATTACCAACTCGTTCGCGGCGCGGCTGATGCCGCTGGAAGTGGTAGAGCCGACCATCACCGTCACGGTGGCCGGCAACCAGATCACCGTCGGTGGCACCGCAACGGCTGGCCAGAACATCGGCCTGGTGATCGACGGCGCCGCCTTCGGCTACACCGTTCAGCAGAACGACAGCACGACTGGCATCGCGACGGCGCTGGCGAACGCGATCAGCGCGGCGCAGCCGGCAACGAATGCCGGGCCGGTGATTACGGTCCCGGGCGCGCGGCTGATTTCGCAGAAGACGGGCGGCACCGCGACGATGGTTGCGCCGCTGGAGCGCATCGAGAAGGTGTTCCAGATCACGATCTGGGCGCCATCACCAGCGGCGCGGGACGGGCTGGCCAAGGTGCTCGACCCGGCGCTGCGCGGCACCACGCGCATCGTGCTTACGGACGGCACCGGCGCCGTCCTGCGGTACCGCAACAGCGTGCAGACCGATGCGCTGGTGAAGCAGGGCGCCTTCCGCCGCGACATGAACTACGCGGTGGAATACGTGACCACGCAGACGGCCACGGCGACCGAGGTGGTGACCACCCAGTTGAACGTGACCATCAAGCAAACGAATGCACCGCTGGCCACCGGTGGCGCGATCGGTAACAAAACCATTTACACGTGAGGATGCCCATGAAGCTCGTTGTTATCACCCAGTTCGCCGACTACCAAATCGGCGACGAAATCACCGAACAGGCGAAGATCGATGCGATTCTGGAGAGCGACCAGGCGCACTTCGTGGTGAAGGTCGCCGTATCTGCGCCGGCGGCGAAATCGAAGGCCGCCGACTAATTCCCGCGCTGCACGCCGCAGCCTCCAGCTCAAACCAGACCGCGCCACGTGCGCGGTTTTTTATTAGGGGTACAGAATGACCATTTACCAACAAGGGCAGATCAACGCCACCGCGCAGGTGGTGCCGGACCTGTTCGTCCAGGTGATCCCGCCGAGCCAAGCAACGCTGAACGGCGTGCCGTCGAACGTGCTGGGCATCTGCGGCACCGCCCAGTGGGGTCCGGTGGGTGCGGCGACGCCGATTTCCGCGATGTCGGACTACGCGCAGGCGCATGGCGCCATCCAGAATCGCAAGTACGACATGGGCACGGCCGTCGCCATCGCGGTCCAGCAGGGCGCGAACAACATGCGCTGCACCCGGGTGACCGATGGCACCGACGTGGCCGCCACCGCCACCGTGCAGACCACTGGCCTGACGCTGACCGCGAAATATACCGGCACGCTGGGCAACCAGATCCAGGCGACCATCGCCAACGGCAGCGCGGCCAACTCGTTCAAGCTGACCCTCGCACTGCCGGGATTCACGCCGGAGGTGTTCGACAACATCACCGGTACCGGAAACGCCTTCTGGGTCAATGCCGCCGCCGCGATCAACAACGGCAACTCCGACCTGCGCGGCAAGTCGGACCTGGTGGTCGCCGCCGCCGGCGCGCTGACCGCTGCGCCAGTCGCTGGCTCCGTGACGCTGACCGGCGGCACCGATGGCGCCGCTACCATCACCGGCACCGTGCTGATCGGCACCGACGGTGTGTCCCGTAAAGGCATGTACGCCTGGCGCGGCGCCGGCATCTCGGTCGGCATGCTGGCCGACTGCGATGATTCGACCACCTGGGCGACGCAAGCAGCCTTTGGCCTGGCCGAGGGCGTCTACATGGTCGCGACCGGCCCGGCCGGCGACTCGGTCGGCGACGGCGTCACCACCGGCGCCGCATACGTCAAGAAGAATCTGGGCATCGACTCCTACGCGCTGAAGCTGCTGTTTGGCGACTGGATTTACTGGGCCGATTCGGTGAACTCGGTCACGCGCCTGGTGTCGCCGCAGGCGTTCAGCGCCGGCCTGCTGGCCAATATCAACCCGGCCAGCTCCGGCCTGAACAAACAGGTGCAGAGCGTCGTCGGCACCCAGCGCAGCGCTGCCAACAAGAAGTACTCGCAGGCAGAACTGACCATCCTCGGCCAGGCCGGGCTGGACCTGATCTGCAACCCGGTACCGGGCGGCGCCTACTTCGGTATGCGCTTTGGCCGTAACACGTCGAGCAGCCAGTCGATCCGGGGCGACAACTACACCCGCATGACCAACTACCTCGCCGCCAGCCTGAACTCTGGCATGGGGCAGTACGTCGGCCAACTGCAGTCGCAAAGCGCGCAAGACACGCTGCGACCACAGGTGAAGGCGACGCTCGACAACTTCCTGCTGGGCATGAAGCAGACCACTGCTGCGAGCTCGAACGGCATGATCGACGACTACAACACGAAGTGCGACCTGGGCAATAACCCAGCGACGCGCATCGCGGCCGGCTACTTGCAGGCCGACGTCAGCGTCCGCTATCTGTCGGTCGTCGAGAACTTCATCATCAACCTGCAGGGCGGTCAGAATGTCGACATCGTCCGCACCAACACCACCGCACAATAAGGAGCGCTCATGAGCACAGGCGGACAATCCCTCGGCAAGGACGTCAGCGTCGTCATCGTGACCGCGTCCGGCACCTTGAACATCCCGGCGGCGGCCATTACCAAGTTCGATTCCAAGCCGGTCACCGGCGACGAGAAGCGCATCGGCCTTGATGGCCAGGTGCGCAACAACGTCACCCATGAAGGCTGGAACGGCTCGTTTGAGGTGGACCGTTTCAATTCGGTGCTGGACGACTTCTGGGCGGCGGCCGAGGCGGCATATTACGCCGGCACCGCGCTCCCTTGGGGCACGATTCAGGAAACCATCACGAATCCTGATCTGTCGGTGTCGCAGTACACCTACACCCAGGTAGTGCTGAAGCTGACTGACATCGGCAGCCGCGAGGGCAACAAGACCATCAAGCAGAAGCTGGACTTCGTGGCATCGCGCCGCATCGCCAGCTAAACCCGGTCAGGACGGCTCCGGCCGCCTGCCAACAATAGGAACGCACCATGGCAAACGCATCAAAAGTCCGCGTCAACACTGACGTCGCTGCTACCGCAGCAATTACCAAATCCGCAGAGGTGGCAACGATCCCGGCCGGTGACATCACCATCACCCTCAAGAAACCGGGTGTGCTGGCCCAGTACCGAATCGTCGAAATCGTTGGTGGCGACGCCGCCAAAAATCAGACGTATATGGGAATGGTGCTACCGCTGCTCTGGATTATTGCAATCAATGAGACGCCAACCCCGCCGATCTCCACGAAACGGGAGTTGGAGGCGCTGATCACGCGCCTGGGCGAAGTGGGCACGGATGCCGTTATGGGCCACGTGTACGGCAATCCGGCAGAGGCCGAGCTGTCGGAGGAGGCGGTAAAAAACTAGCCTGGGACGCCGAATTTCAAGAGGCTACATTCCTCGTTGAAAAGGGCGTCCCTATCGATGTCGCATTTAACATGCGAGACGAGATCCGGAAGGCGTGGGTGATCGTCGCTGGCGAGCGCGGCGGCGGCAAGTTCGATTACGACTCAATGAGCTGGGTAGATCCAAAATGAGCGAATTTGACCTGGCGAGTTTCGCCAACCACCTGCTGGCCGTCGAGGTGGGGCTGATGAAGCGCGCGGAAACCGCGCTCGACAAGTCGGCAAAGGCAATCGCCGACGCTGCGCGCGCCGAGATTGGCTACTACCAGCCGGCGGTTGGTCCTTACCCAGAATGGCCGCAGCTGACGCCAGCCACGCTGGACCAGCACGCTGCCGCCGGCGTCGGTGACACGCCGCTGCTGGTGCACGGCGAGCTGTACGCCAGTATCAGCCACGAAACCGCGAACGGCGAGGCAGTTGCCGGATCGACTTCGGAAATCATGGTTTATCAAGAGTTCGGGACCGACAAGATCCCTCCGCGACCAGTGGTGGGGCCAGCTGAGTTTGCCACGCGAGAGAGGGTGTCGAAGATCATGCATCGCGGATTGGCCGACGCCATCGCCGGCGGCAATGCATTGCTGGACTAGAAGATCGCCACGTAGGCGATATACAACATGACAATCAGCGCGGCGCCCGCAACGACGATGGTGGCGAGGCTGAAAACAGCAAGACCGAGCCGAGTTAGCAGCGGCATTTGATATTTCCACTGCATGCCGTGATGCCGCCGCGTGCGGGCATCCGCTGGTCGCAGCCGAGGGTACTGGACGAAGCCAACGCGATCGGCCAGCCACTCTTGCATTTTGTCAATTCTATTCACGGAAATGCCCAATGAGCTTTGAAGCCTACAAGGTCGCAGTAAAGCTGACTCTTGTCAACCACGTCAGCGCCGGGCTAGTCAGCATTGCGGGCCAACTCCACACTGTGCACGGCGCCGCCGGCGGCGCACAGAACGCCCTGTCGGGCGTCGAGCGCCAAATGCTGGCGATCAAGCGCGCCGGTATGATTGGCGGCGCGATGGCTGGCCTTGGTTTCGGCATGCTCGCCATGATGAAGGCGCCACTGGAAGAGGCGGCAAAGTTCGACCAAGCCGTGGGCAAATTCAAACTGTTTGGCATGAGTGAACAGGTGAACGCCGAGGCGGTCAAGTTCGCACGTGGTATGAATGTCATCGGCTCGAGCTACACCGAGAACATGAAGCTGCTGACGGAGGCGCAAGGCGTATTCCGCGAGTCGGGCATTGCCGGACCGGCGGCGTTGGAGGGCTCCAAGCTCGCCGCGCCGATGTTGGCAAAAATTAACTTCGCTACCGAGAGTCTGGACGAGGAATCGAAGGCGAAAATGCGCACGCAGAGCATGGCGATGCTGCGCTTCGTCGAGATGCGCGGCGGCCTAAAGGATGCGGACACGTTCAACCGCATCGCTGACTCGGGCTGGAAGGCCGTCCAGAGCTCTGGCGGCAACATCAACTGGGAGCAGATGCGTCAGTTCCTCGCGCGCGGCGGGGTAGCGGCGCAGGGGCTCACCGATACGGCACTGTTCGGCCACATGGAGCCGATTATCGGCGAGCTGAAAGGCAGCACGGCCGGCAATGCGTGGATGACGGCGTACAATCGCCTCGTCGGCGGTGTCAAAATCCCCAACCAGGTCGCCCACTTGCTGGCTGATAACGGGATCTGGGACGCAAAACGCATCGAATGGAACTCGCAGGGTGGCATCAAGCGGTTCAACGGCAACCCGTTGAAGGATATGGAGACGTTCAGCACCGATCCAACGGTGTTCTACGAGAAACAGATCCTGCCGATGTACGCCAAGATGAACCATGGCGCCGGCCTGAATGCTGTTGAGCGTGCGCGAGAAAACACGCTGATCTTCGGCCGAACCGGCGGCATGATGTTCTCGCTGATTGATCGGCAAATGGAGACGCTGCGGCATTCGGCCGAGGCGCAAGCGAAAGCGCTGGGTGTCGACAAGTCCGTCGATGTCGCCAAGCAAACTGTGGCCGGTAAAGAGTTGGACCTGCGTACCCGCTGGACGAATGCAAAGCAGGATTTCGGTGACGCGGTGCTGCCGCTAGCCATCCGCGTACTGGACGGGCTGACGGGAGCGCTGAAGCGATTCAGTGAGTTCGCAAAGGAGCACCCGGGTACCGTGCGTGCGCTGACTTATGCATTCGTAGGTTTGGCTGCCGCTCTGGCGTTTGGTGGTGTTGTCACGCTCGCCGCGACCGGCGTGCGTGGTCTCGGCTTGGCGTTGCGAGTACTTGGCGCAACCGATGGCGGCATGGCACTTGTTGCGCGCGGCGCGCGATATGCTGGTGTATTTTTGGGGCGCCTAGGCGCCATAGGTATGGCCTTCGGGGTCGGGTGGACGGTCGGGACACTGCTGTACGACGCCGCGATCAAAGGCACAAAGTTCAGCGATTGGCTCGGCGGCCTCATTGCCCGGGTACTCAGCTTCTTCGGAAACAAAGAAGCGAAAGAGGCCATCGAGGGCAACAAGTCGCCAGGGCAGCGCACTGCCGAGGCGTGGGCGAAACGCCAGCAGGACAGGGCTGATGCAGCCTACCAGGCTGGAATTCAGAAACCGATGCTCCAGTCGCTACGCGAAGCTGCAGGGCATCAGCCAAGCGCCGCGCTGGCCAATACTGCGCCGCGCTCCTATTCCCCTGTCTTGCCACCTGCCGCAAATGGTACGTCGCTGGTGGAAAGCGCGGTCCAGTCTTCGACTAAGTCGATGGTGCCGCCACCTCAAGCGCTGAAGGTCCAGGTGATATCGAATACGCACCTGAATGGCCGCATCATCGCGCAAGAGGTGTCGGAACAGCAGGCGCGGACTTTTGCGCGTCCGCCGACCGGCCCATCGGGCGCCGATACTTCGATGGCGCTCGCGCCAGTTTCCTACGCAGGGACTTTCTGATGGCAGATACGACGCTGAAACTCGGGGATTTCACGTTCCAGAACTTCGAAATCCCCGCCAGTATCTCGCTCGGTGGCGAGCAGGTGCTGGTGATTCATCGGTTGCCGGGCGGCACCCGGGTCGTACAGTCGATGGGGCGCGACGATGCGCCGATAGGCTGGAGCGGTTCGATGTACAGCCAGGACGCCCTGGACCGCATGCGCCAGCTGGACCTGATGCGCACGAAGGGCGAGCCGTTGAACCTGACGTTCATGGGGCTGAGCTACCTGGTGGTGATCAAGAGCTTCTTGCCGAGGGTCGAGCGGTCTTACCGGGTGCAGTACACCATCGAGGTCGTGGTGGTGGTCGATAAGACTCAGGCCCAGCAGCAGGCCGGCACCACCAGCATCGACAGCGCGATCCGGAGCGACACCTCGGCGGCGTCGACGCTGGGTGGGCTGATCGGTGATTCGTCACTGACCAGCTCGCTGGCGAGCCTGACCACGGCCGTCGCCGGTGTGAACAATTTCAAGGCAGCGACAGCGTCAATGCTCAACGTGGTGCGCAACCCAGCGACCAGCGCGGCAACGCGCGTGGCGCAGCTGCTGAACAGCGCAAACACGGTGGTCGACTCTGTCGCGGTGCTGGGCGGCGTGAGCGCTGGCGCCTCTGCTTCGGCGTCAGCTGCGGCGTTCAAGGCGCAGGCCGACGCCACCGGGCAGATGGCCAATCTGTACAGCGCGCAAGCGGCGCTCGGGCGGCTGACTGCGAATCTGAACCAGCTCAGCCCGTCGGGCAGTGGCCAGACAGTCACGACGGCCGGCGGCAATTTGTTCTCGCTCGCGCAGAAGGCATACGGCGACGCAACGAAGTGGATCAGCATCTCCCAGGCCAACAAGATCAGCGACCCGGTGCTGACCGGACTCACCACGGTCAGCATCCCATCGAACCCTCCGGACAACGGCGGGCTGCCAAACACGTAGGTCCGCATGATAAACAATCCGAATCGCGGCAGCGTGCCGCAGAGCCCGCGCGGGATGGTGCTGGCGAACGGCGTGCGCCTGTCCGGGCTGTTGTCGTTCAGCGTGACGAATAATAATTTCTTCCATGCGGACAGCTTCAGCTTCACTTTGTCGATGTCGGCTCAATCGGCGGCCACCAACTTCGACTGGTGGTCGCGGCAAGAGATGCTGGAGATCGAGCTGCTGGGCGGCTTCCCGCCGGACCCGGGTAATTTCGAGAAGGCGGACTTGACCAGCTTCCTCGTCGGCTACGTGGATGACCTGCAGTTCGATCCAGTTGCGGACCAGATGACCTTCACCGGCCGCGACTTGACGTCGAAACTGATCGACACGAAGAACACGCTGTTCCAGAAGGCGATGCACCCGATGACGTCATCGACCATCGTTACGGCGATCGCGAAACAGGCCGGGTTGACACCCGTAGTTACAGCCACTTCAGGATCCTCCCCGGGCAGCACGTACTACCAGATCATCGATTCCCTTCTGAAGGCGCATTGCTCGTACTGGGACATCGTGACCAAGTTGGCGCAGGTGGAGGGCTATCAAGCGTACGTGTTGGGCCACGAGCTCCACTTCGAGCCACGAACTGCGGCAGATTCGGACCCTTATGTGATCCAGTGGACGGCGCCAAGCTCCGGCGGCGCGCCATCGCTGAATGTGATCGACCTGACTTTCCAGCGTAACCTGTCGGTGGCGAAGGACTTGAAGGTCGTGGTGATGTCCTACAACCCGAAGAAGAATAAGACCTTCACCGCCACCGCAACGCGCGCGCGCGCCGGCAGCGGCAAGGCGACGCCGTTTGGTGAGGAGCAGGTCTACACCTTCGCCGTCGCCAACAAGACGCAGGCGCAGGTGCAGGAAATCGCGAACGCCAAGCTGCTCGAACTGAGCCGGCACGAGATGAACATGAGCGCCAGGATGCCGGCCGACGTGGTGCTGACGCCGCGCCACCTGATTCAGGTTACCGGTACCGGCAGTGCCTTCGATCAAAACTATTTCGCCTCCACGGTCACCCGGAACTATTCGCTGGCCGAGGGCTTCACGATGACCGTGCAGGGCAAAAACCAGACGCCAAACAATCCGACATGATGCATCTGCAGAATCAATTCCGGATGGCAGCCGAACTGGCGGGCCAGGGCGGCGCTCGGCCGCGCTTCGGTACCGTAACCGGCTACGACGGCTTTAGCTGCGCCACCGTGCGACTGGAGCCGGAGGGCGTCGACACCGGCTGGCTGCCGATCCAGGCGCTGCAGGTAGGCGCCGGCTGGGGCATCGTGGCTGCCCCCAGCATCGGGGACGTGGCCAAGATCGAGTTTCAAGAGGGTGACAGCAGCGCCGGCATGATCACCGGCTTCTTCAACCACGACGGCGCCAGGTCGCCAGAGGTGCCGGCCGGTGAGTTCTGGATCGTGCGCAAGGACGGTGGCTTCTTCAAGTTCCTCAACAACGGCAATGTCGTCATCAAGGCGGCGAACGTGCAGATCACCGTAGATGGACAAGTCGGCATCGATGGCAATGCGTCTGTCAGCGGGAACATGTCGGTCGGTAGCGGCGCAACCGGCTCTTTTACCACGCCAATGGGCGATACGGTGACCGTTCAGGACGGCATTGTCACCAACATTTTCTAGGAGTAGTCATGGTCCCACAAGGCTCCGCATTACTGAATCTCGACCACTTCACCAACCTGACCAAATCGATCAATGCCGTGGCAAGTTGCGATGAGCTCCGCGTGCTGGCTGCTGATGCGTTGGCATCTATTGCAGCGGTCGAGGCCGGCATCCAGGCTGAGCTCGCGGCTATCGCTCCGATCCTGGCGCTGCTCCAGCCACCCGGGGCCAATCTCGGTGCCATCGTCACCTGGCTGACGAACTACATTTCGCACGTGCTGACTCCGCTGGTGAAGCCGAACATCACCTTTGCGGCGCAACTGACACAAATCGCGGCGCAAATCGCGGAGTTGACGGCGGCTATCCAGTCCGCCTCTGTGCGTTTCCCGAACTGCTCGATTTAAGCCATGTCAGATCTGAATCACTACATAGGCAACGACCTGACCGTATCGAACACCGGCGACCTGGACTTCGCGTCGGGCACGCTGGAGGGGCAGCAGCGGGTGCTGCGCCGGCTGCTGACCAACCCGACCGACTACATCTGGCATCCGGAGTACGGCGCGGCGGTGCCGGCCGAGGTTGGCGCCGATGGCGACCAGCTGCGCATTCAGGGCGTCATCCGGGCGCAAATCTTCAATGAGGCGGCAGTCTCCCAGACGCCGGACCCAGTGATCGCCGTTGCCGCGGTAAAGACCGGCGTGAGCGCGCAGATTCAATATACGGACTCGACGACCGGCGAGCCGGCTTCAATCGCTTTCGACATCGACAGGTAGTCCATGACAGCACTGAATACAAAAACGTTCGCCACCATGGTGAGCGACCAAGTCACGTCCATACAGTCCAAAGCGTCGCAGCTGATCAACTTCACGATCGGCTCGGTGCTGCGCGCGCTAGTGGAGACGAACGCGGCGCTGGGCCTGTGGTTGCAGAGCATGATCATCCAGGTGCTTGGCGTCACGCGCGCTTCGACGTCCAGCGATTCCGACCTCGACTCGTGGATGGCGGACTACGGCGTGACTCGCATCGCGGCCACGGCTGCCGTGGGTCAGGTGACATTCTCCCGGTTCACCCCGACGACGCAGGCGATTGTGCCGATTGGCTCCATCGTGCAGACGGCGGACGGCTCGCTGCAGTACGCCGTCACGGTCGACCTGTCGAATCCGTCCTATACGACCGCTGGCTATGTGATCGCGGCCGGTACCGCTAGCGTGACCGTCCCAGTTCAAGCGCTCGTCGCCGGCGCATCGGGGAACGCCGCCGCCAACCTGGTGACGGCGCTGGCGCAGACGATCCTGTACGTCGATACGGTCACCAACGCGGCCGCGTTTTCCGGTGGCGCCGACGCCGAAAGCGACACGGCACTGCGGGCGCGCTTCGTCGCATACATCGCGTCCCTGTCCAAAGCGACCGTGACCGCCATCGGATATGCAATCGCGGCGGCCGAGCTGGGTGCCTACTACTCGATCGTGGAAAACAAGAAGTACGACGGCTCGGCTGATCTGGGCTACTTCTATATCGTTGTGGATGACGGCTCCGGTTCGCCGCCGGCCGCGTTCATCACCACGGTAACGAATGCGGTCGACGCTGTCCGCCCCATCACCACGCGCTTCGGGATCTACACGCCCAACGTGATCACCGCCGCAGTGGCGATGACCGTGACGGTGGCCAGCGGCTACGATGCGGCGGCGACCCGGGCGCTGGTGGTAACAGCGCTGCAAACCTACATCAACTCGCTGGCGCTGGGGCAGACGCTCCAATACACGCGCTTGGCGGCGATCGCCTACGGTGCGTCGGCCGGCGTGGCCAATGTCAGCGGCGTCACGCTGAATGCCGGCACCGCCGACCTGACCGCCACTGCGCAGCAGGTGATCAAGCATTCGACCGTGGTGGTGTCCTGATGGCGACCGGCGACCAAAACGACATGCTGGAGCGGCTGAAGTTCACACTCCCGCCCTGGTTCCCTGATGATTCGCCGGTGCTCGACGCAGTGCTGTACGGCTGGGCCGCTGTGTGGGCCTACATCTACCAGCTGCTGGCCTATGTGAAGCTGCAGACGCGTATCTTGACGGCGACCGACGGCTGGCTCGACCTGATCGCCGGCGACTTCTTCGGTGCCGGCCTTCCGCGCAAGACTGGGCAGAGCGATACCAGCTACCGCATCGCGATTATCAGCAATATCTTCCGCGAGCGCGCCACGCGCAACGCGATCACGCGCATCTGCGAAGACATCACCGGCCGCACGCCGATCGTAATCGAGCAGTCGCGCATTCTGGACTTCGGCATTTACAGCGGGCCGACGTCGTTCTACGGCGCCACGGCGCGCTACGGCAGTCAACTGCTGACCACGAAATATCAGTGCTTCGTGAAGGTGTATCGGCCGCTACCCGGGTCGCAGTGGGACGGAATTTCAGACGCGGATATCTACGCCGCGCTCGATTCAGTTCGCCCGATCGACGTGACGATCTGGGCGCAACTGCTCAATTAGGAGAAATATGGACCGCACAATTGTCTACCCACTGGAGGAGACGACCGAAACCGATCTGCTGAACACCAACAAGTTCGCGATGATCGCCCTGGCCAAGCTCGCAGTGGCTATTTTGGGTACCGGCCCGCACCTGCACGGCCTGGCCTGCACGCCAGGCGCTGGGCTGACGGTTTCCGTTGCCGCTGGCCAGATCCTCAAGACGGGCGCGATCGACGCCACTGCGTATTCGTCGCTGGGCGCCGACTCGCACACGATCCTGAAGCAAGGGCTGGTGCTGGACGCGACGGCGCTGAGCTGTCCGGCGCCGACCACGGCCGGGAAGTCGATCAACTACCTGGTGCAGATCGGGTACGCCGACACCGACACCGGCGGCACGGTGCTGCCGTTTTATAACGCCAGTAACCCGGCGATTCCATTCACCGGCCCGGGCGGCAGCGGCGCGGCCGTCTCGACCGTTCGCGCGGCGCAGTGCCTCGTGCAGGTAAAGGCCGGCGCCGCCGCCAACACCGGCTCCCAGACGACGCCGGCGGCGGACAGCGGCTTCGTCGCGGCCTACGTGGTGCAGGTGGATTACGGCATGGCCGCCATCCCGCAGGCCAACATCACCGTGGCATCTGGTGCGCCATTCCTCGCGGGCCTGCTGAACTCGCACCACGGTGGTGGCGCTGGCCAGGCGCCAAAGGTCGACCTCGCGACCGAAACAACTGGCACGCTGCCCCTGTCGAACTTGCCGACTGGGCTGACGATCTGGTGCGGCACCTCGACCGGCGCCGCGAATGCGCAAGTGGTTGCGGTGCCAACCGGGATGACTACGTTCCCGACCGGCACCGGCATCGCATGGAAGGTAGGCGCCGGCCTCACCAACACCAGCGCGTTGACGGTCACCGTTGGCGGCTTCGGCACCTGCAGTGTCCTCAAGGACGGCCCGACTGGCCCTATCCCGCTCACCGGCGGCGAGCTGGTCGCCGGACAGGTAGCGAACGCGCGCTTTGACGGCACAATCCTGCAGTTGTCCAGCACCGAGCTGGGTACCGCCGCGCTGGCGAATGCATCGTCGAACACTGGCGTCGTCGCAGCAGTCAACGGCGTGGCCACAGTTGGGCAAGTCCCGACGTTTACCGACACGGCCGGCACGGTGGGCGCCGGCCGCGCGGTGACCGCCAACACCGGCAAGCTGGCGGCCGTGCAAGGGAGCCCAACTATTGGCCACATGGCCGTGTTCGACGCGAACGGGTCGCTTCAGGACGGCGGTATTGCTGGCGTGGCCGCCGCGCCGACCTATCTGAATTACGCCAACGCGAATAACACGGTGCTGGGCCCGGGCGCATACAACGCCGACACGCTACCAGCAAATGGCGGCGCCTTCACCGTGCTGCTTCCGGCGGCGCCAGCGATCGGCGCTGCGCTGGATTTCACCGACGTGTCCGGATCTTGGAACACGAACTATTTCACCCTCGGCCGCAATGGCAACACGATCGAAGGCCTATCTGAAGACTTTGTCTTCAACGTGGCCGGACTGGTGTTTCGCATTGAATGGAACGGTACGACCTGGAGGCTCATCTAATGCTCATCAGTAATTTCCTTGGCCAGTCTCGCCTGTCCAACGTACTCAATACGAATCCTCCGTATGGATTCCTGGGCTACTACGGTAGCGGTGCCGTTCAGGTTTTCGGCCCTGGCTCTTTTAGTTGGACCGTGCCGGTAGGAGTGACGCGTGCCCGCATCCGGACTGGCGGCGGCGGGGCTGGCGGTAACGGCAGCAATGGGAATGGTGGTGGCGGTGGCGGCTTCGCTATGGGCGAATTCAGCGTTACGCCAGGCACCACGCTTTCCGGTACTGGTGGCGCTGCTGGTGTCGCAGGTGGCAATGGTGGCTCGTCGTCTGTTGCGGCTTTGATCTCTGCAACTGGCGGCCTGGCTACCGGTGCTGGCGGTACGGGCACCGGCGGCTCGTTCCAAGCTGCGGGCGGCGCGGGAGGCGCTACACGTGGCGGCGGGGGAGGTGCGGGCTCACAGGTCGGAGTCGGCGGTGCCGGCGGTGCGTCGAACGGCGGTGGTGGCGGTGTGGGCGGAGGCGCAGGGGTTGGCAGCGGCGGCAACGGCGGCTCGCCATTTTCGACGGACGGGCGCGATTTACTGCTTGGTCGCGCAGCCGGTACCGCCAACGCGACGCTAAACCCGACAAATGCGCAGATTCGCTTCCCTGGCGATGGTTTTGTCGGAGGCGGCGGGGTGGCAAGTGCCAGCTCTGGCTACGACGGCGGTTACGGAGGCGGAGGCAGCGGTGCGAATGCCGGTAATGGCGGTAATGGAAACGGTGGCGGCGGTGGTGGAGGCGGGAATGCCGTAGGCACCGGCACCGGGGGCAATGGCTCCTACGGCGGCGGGGGTGGTGGTGGCGGCAATCTTGGTGGCGCTGGTGGCGCTGGTTTTGTTGTAATCGAATGGTGAACATATGACTACTTATGCACGCATCGCGGGCGGTCTGGCCACGGACGTGACCACGACCGATCCCCACCTGATCTTCCATCCGCTGGTGGCGGCCGAGTTCTACATCGTTCCGGACGACACGCCGCGCGACGAGCCGCTGGACCCAACGCAGTTCATCAAGGCGCCAAAGCCTGACGCGTGATTGGTGGCCCACCTGGCCGCGCGGCGTGCCCGCGCGAGAAATATCAAAAATCCCAACTGCAAATGAAAGGGCGCAAATGCCAGAAGAGGATCGCAAGCTGACCGATGCCGATGTCGAGGCCATCGTGCAGTTGCTGGACAAAAAGGTGACCGAGCGTTTCTACAGCGACCTCGGTCGCGGTGTGATGGGCTTGGTCTGGAAGGCCATTGTTGTGGCTATCGTGGGCGTCGCTGCCTACGGTTCTTTGAAAGGTATTTCGAAATGAACATCATCAACTCGATTTCGCGGCACCGGTCGCTGTTCTTGGTCGGTGGCGCACTGATCGCCGCAGCACTTTCGCTGTACTCGGACCCAGACCACGGCTGGGGAACTGCGCTGAGTGGCCTGGCCATCCTGCAGGGCATCTGGGCCGTGGCCGCGTCGCACTGGGCGCGTAAAGCGCTGATGGACTATCCGGAGGCGGACATGCGCAAGCTGTTCGCGCGCGCTAGCGAAAACCCAGTCGGCGCCGGCCTGGCGCTGGTTGCGGTTTCGATCGTGCTGTACGGGCTGCTGGGCGTTTTCTCGCCGCGCGCGCACGCGGGCGAGCTGCCGGCCGGCGCCGTGAAATACATGCCTGTGCTGAAGGCCGAGCAGGTGCGCCTGTGGCCAGATCATCCGCGCCCGGTGCTGCTGGCCAGCCTGGTCGAACAGGAATCGTGCATCTCGCTGCGTTCGGCCGGCTGCTGGAACCCTGGCGCCAAACTGAAGACGGCGCGGGAAGAGGGCGCCGGCGTCGGCCAGATCACCCGGGCATACGCCGCCGGCGGCGCGGTCCGCTTCGATGCGCTGGCCGACCTGCGTGAGCAGTACGGTGCCGAGCTGGGCGCGCTGAGTTGGTCGAACGTCTACCAGCGGCCCGACCTGCAGCTGCGCGCCGTGGTGCTGATGTCGCGCGACTCGGCGCGGCAGTTCCGTGGCGCGCCGGCGATGCTGGAATTCGGCGATGCCGGCTACAACGGCGGCCCGGCCGGCGTGCAGCGTGAGCGCCGCGCCTGCGCCATGACGCAAGGCTGCGACCCGGGCCTGTGGTTTGGTCACGTGGAGCGGCACTGTCTGAAGTCGCGCCAGCCGCTGTACGGCGGCCGTTCGGCTTGCGACATCAACCGCGAGCACGTGCGCAACGTCTTCCAGGTGCGGCCGGCGAAGTACATCACCGCCTGGGCGGCGCTGTGAGCTGGGGCGGCATCGTCGCGGCCGTGCTGGCCGCCGGCGCGCTGTTCGCGGCCGAGCAGGCGTACGAAGCGCACCTGATCGCCAAGGGCGACACGGCCGGCGCCGCCCGCGTGCAGGGGCGGTGGGAGAAGCGAGAGGCGACGATCAAGGCGGACGCCGAACGCATGGCCGCCGCCGATACCGCACGCGCTCGCGCAGAAACCGCCGCGCTGCAATCGAAGTTCAATCAGCTGGCCGGGCGCCAGCAGAAAGACCGGGTGGACCATGAAATCGCTACGAAAATCGCTGTTGCTGCCGCTCTTGCTGGCACTGAGCGCCTGTCAATCGCCATTGCCCCAGATCCAGCCCACGCGGTACCTGAAGGCGGAGAAGGCCAAGGTGCCGGATCTGGAGCCGGCGCTGCGCGAGAAGCGCGAGCCGACGTCCTGCCGGAAGTTGCTGCAGCTGTTCTCGGCTTCGCCGGCGATTACGGACAACTTGTGCGGGACTATAACGCCGTCGTCGAGCGATTCGACGCCGCGCGCGCCGTCTGCAATGGCGAGTAAAGATTAGTCGCCTGGCCGGTCGACAATTACCAGTTGGCCGGGCCGAAACACCTCAAATATCGACTCACCTTCCACTTCCCACGTGCAGTAAATTCCGTTACGCACGCCCTCCCAGTCATGCTCCTCACCGAGCTCGGCTGCCAAAACTTCCATGATCGGGCCATCTGGCTTGCCGTTCATGCGTACCAAATCGCCGTCCCGTGGACGGCCGTTCTCCAGTTCGAATTTCATAGAAGCCCCATCTGCGCATCAACTGTGGGTACCTGTGGCGGCAATGGCCGGGCCAGTTCTGGCCCATCCTTCACCGCGCTGCTGACTTCAAACCAGGCAAAAGTATCAGGGCCAAGTGCCATGTTGCGCGCCAGCTCGGCGGCCATTTCACCCGACAGCTCCGGATCTAACCATGTCGCCGCATCGGCCGCAGTAAATACGATCGGCGCGCGCGAGTGCATGTCGACCATGCTGCCCTCGGCCTCCGATGTGACGATCACGAAGCCGCTCTCATGCGCCTTCTCGGTCACCTCCCACTGCGTGATGCCGGCCATGTAGAGCAATTCGCCGTCGGCGCGGTGTATATGCCAGCGGTGCTTTTTCTTTGGATTGTCCGGCTCGGGCACCCATTCATACCAAGCATTCGCTGGCACAATTACCCGCCGGCTGCGAGCCAGTCTCCCCCAGTAGCGTCCGAGCAGTTTGTCGAGCCGAGCGTTGGGCACTGGACGGTTTGCGCCTGGCGGTGCGTTGCGGCCAAGGTAGCCCCAGAAACGTGTGTCCAACACCAGCTGCGAATCTTCTATATAGAGAATTGGTCGCTGCGTACCCGGCCTGGCGTCAAACGTTGGCGCGGTCGATCCTCGGCGCAATACCTCATCCGCCCAGCTGAAATCCGCAAGGAACCTTCCGACGTCGTTTTGGTCAAGTCGTCCGCACATTGAAAAATAGTAACCTAGTTTTGCCGGTGATATACTGTTTTTATATACAGTATTTGATCGAGGGAAAAATGAAAGTCTGGGCACAACGGCGGCGGGAAGACGGCGCGGCGCTGGCCGGCGCGCTGCCGGTGGTCGAGGGCGCGTCGCTGCTGGAGCTACTGGTGGTCGACGTCACGCTGGCGGGTAACCGCCGGCCATCAAAGGTCGCCCGGCTGCAGCCGATCGGCGAGCAGCGAATCCTTGCGCAACTGGCCATGCCGAAGTTGGTCCAGCTCAAGGGCTGGGGCATCGTCATCAGCGGGATAGAGGAGCACCGCGACGATTACCGGAACGTGCGCGGCACGGCGCAGACCTGGGTGTGCAAGTTCCATGTGCCTGCGAACGCCGTCGGCTGGCGAGTGCGAGATATGTACGTCGGCGGCATCGCCGTGCCGAAGAGTGGCGTCCGGGAGGGCTCCGGCTCACGCGGCCCGCTGGTGGTGGGCGGCGAGCACTCCAACGCGCTCCAGCGCCACACCACTTGCGCAGAGTTGCACCGCTACGAGATATCCACTTTCCCGCAGAAGCGCCTGATAGACTGTGACCTGGTGTGGATGTCGGACACCACTTTTGAGCTGGTCGGCCTGCACATCAAGCCGGCGCATGGAGATGAGCCGGAGCAGCTGGAGCGTGGCGGCTGGCTGTGCGAGATCGACATCAAAGAGCGCGAGCTGACGAAGGCCGAGTATCGGGCGCTGCGGTAGCCTTGCGCTGGCATATCGTTCTATTGTGCCGTGGTATGATCAAAGGCGTTCATGTGGCGCTCCAAATTATTCGCCAGCATAAATTTTGTGGCGAAAATTTGCCAATCGTGTTTTTAAGTTGTTGAATTTAAAGAAATCACGATTCCGGCTCGAGGCACCACCCAATCTACAACGTCATCGCGGGGTGGTATGGCCTAGCTGATCTTGCGCAGCGCCCAATCCCTCGGCATCGTCTTTATCCGTTGTTGCCTTCGCGCGCAGATCGCGGAATTGGAAGTTTTTAATCTCCTGCCCCAGCTCGGGGTGCGCGACAATTGCGGCCGCCCGCGCGCGATCGAATGCGCCCCGCAACATGAACTCCGTCATCCGCTGGCCTTTGTCGTTGCAGATCAGTGCTATCCCGGCCACCTTGCGGCCGTTGATTCGGTGACCACGGCCTCCAGTTGCCCCTCCACCGCAATGCGGATCTTCTTGCCGGTTTTGTTTTGCTCGACCGGCAGATGCCCATCTTTGAGGTCCGATCGGTTGAAGTCCAGTAGGTCGCCTTTGCGCTGTGCCGACAGGTAAGCGATGTCCATAGCGTCTTGCAGTCCCTGGTCGGCCACTGCCCAGACGGCGTTGTAGATGTGGTCCTCGATGTAGACGTCACGGCCTTCCTCCTGAAATCCCTTAATGCCAGCGCAGGGGTTTGGCAGCTTCGTCAGCCCCTTGTTGCGGGTAAAATTCCAGATGTGCGAGAGCAGCGCCTTTTTGCGGTTTGCCACCACCTGGCCTTCCTTCCCTGTGAATTTCTGCAGCGGCTTGCCGTTCGCCTGCCGTGCTGCGTTTTCGTCTTTGCGCCGCTGAACGGCGGTCCTCCATCGGAGAGCACCACATGGGCTTTGCTGACCGATACCTTCACTCCGTCAATTTGAGCAATCTGCTGGACGACGAGCACCACCACGCGACCGATGCACTGTGCGCGGCGGCGGTCGCGGACACGGCCGGCGCTGGCTTCGGTGCGCTGCTATCTCGCGTCAAGTACGCCGATGGCACGCAGCACAAGCTGTTCGAATCGGGCAGTGCCAACTTGGCCGGTCTGCTGCGCATCTGGACTGCGCGTGTGATCGAGAAGGGCCGCGAGCGGAAGTGGGTGAAGATCGGCAATGCTTGGGATGGCCAGGCGGCCGAGGCTTTGTATCGTCGCGTCGCGGAGCGTTCGCTCGCGCACTGGCTGGATGGAAAATGCCCGACGTGCGCCGGCACCGGTAACAAGGATCGCCGCATTTGCACTCCCTGCAAAGGCACCGGGCGCGGCGAGGTGGGCGGCCAAGGCTTCGAACGTGAGCGTGTGCTGGATATGGTCAGTGAGCTGGAAGGGCTCATTCAAGCGCACAACGCGCGGGCGGCGACAAGTCTTCGTTAGCGGTAAAGCTCTGCTCCTACGGAACGGTAAGTTGGTTTTGCAACAATTGTCATTTATTAGTGTTAAATTAGCAATTATTGTGCTACGGTCGTGGTTCCTAATAACAAATAAGGGATCTCATCATGCGCTTAATTGCGGCGGCAGTCGTTGCATTTATTTCGGCTTGTGCGTCAATTCCGTCGCCTAGTGTTTCGACGCTCCCGGACGGGAAAAGTGCGATATTAAATTCGCCACTTGTATGGAGTACTGGCGGCGAAACTATCGTAGTTCCTCGCGGCTTCTACACCGATTATGCTAGTGTGCCATTCCCTTTTAAAATGCTACTACCAAGTCAAGGGCGATATAGCAGGGCGGCCATAGTTCATGACTACCTTTATTGGACGCAAGCTTGCACGCGCAAACAAGCAGATGCAATTTTGTTGCGAGGTATGCGTGAAAGTGGCGTTGATGCATTGGTTGCCGATGCTGTTTACGGAGGGGTTCGGCTCGGAGGCTGGTGGGCGTGGAAAACTAACAGGAAGGAGCGCGCGAGTCATTTGCCGAAGGTAGTACCTCCGGATAATATACGAGCTGCGGCGGAGGTGAATGACTTCAACAAATACCGTAAAACATTCACTGCCTTTGACCCTGCTGATACGGATGCTGCTGGCTCCGCGCCGGGCTACTGCTCCTTGGGAAGCTCGATTACCCTACCTGTAGTCACGGGTGAGGCCACAGACCCGGTTGATTGA